TCCTACATTTCCTTGTGGACCTAAATCTCCTTTAGGTCCACAAGGAAATGTAGGACCTCAAGGAGATTTAGGTCCACAAGGAAATGTAGGACCTCAAGGAGATTTAGGTCCACAAGGAAATGTAGGACCTCAAGGACACACTATATCTACTTTTATAATTGACAGGTCGTCTTTTACAGGTATTGGAACTCCAGCAGGTTTACCTACTGGTTCTGCTACCAACATAGCAGTACAAACTTTTAATTTAGCAGGTTGGCCATCAACTCCGTATAAATTATTTTCTTCTGGAATTTTGAATTTAGAACTGTCACCTACTGGTAGTGGTCTTTTAAATACTGAAACGTCTTATAGATTTGATTTTCACGCCGGTAGTGCTGCTGGACCCATTTTAGGTACTTCTTTTTATGATGGTGTATCTCCTATAGTTGGAGGAGATCAGGATTACGAAATATCTGTACCTTTCGTTATATGTTCAACTCAAAGTTATACAGGATTTGTCGGTAGTACTTTAGCAGTTTTTATAAATTGTACACCAACTGATCCATCTATACTTATAAACTTCGGACCAGGACCTACTGGTATACAAGGATTTTATACTCCTGCTTTATAATTCTTGAAAGGTAAAATGTGTAAAATAATTTTAAAATATCAATATTTTAAAATTTAAATAAATAACCAAAATACTTTTTAATAAAATTATAAACTTTTAGCAAAATCTTCCAAAGATTTTACGTCCCTTTCTCCATCATGTATTTTTACAAATTTTCCATTTTTATATCCAACATATGATGGAAATCCTCTAAACTTTGGATGTATCATTTCAATTCTTTTAGCCAATTCTGGTTCTCCTTTTTCAGTTCCATCTCCTTGAATTGTAGCATAAAAATATTTACTACCATTTTTATCAGCAAATTTTTGAAAATCAGGTTTTGCTTTAGTACAATATCCACAAAAATTAGCCTGAATCATAATTATAACTGGTTTATTTTTCGGTATTTCTTTATTAATTATATTTCCTTTTTTATCAAAATCAGTATCTTGTAAGTAAGCAACAGGTCTATCTAAATATAACATTCTTTATAATTTAAAAATATTTTAAAAAATTATATAGTTTTTTTATCATCATTTCTATCTATTTCAATAAAAATATTATTTGTCTCATCATCTGAAATATGTTCTAATAAATAAGAATATTTAACTAAATTTATAGAATTAATTATAAAAGCACAATTATTATTCCAGTTTCCAATAGAAGAATTACATGAATAGCACCATGATGAATATTTATTTTTTAATCCACAAAAATTAACAGCATCTTTTTCAGAATAAATAGAAGAATATTCATTATTTATAACTCTTAAATAACTATTCCAGTACTTTTTAGAAATTTTTAAAAATTCTTTTCCATTTTTAGAGACAATATTATTTACCATAATTTTATTAAACTTATCTTTAAATAATTTTAATTAATAATTATAAAAATTTTAATTTAAAGTATTTAAAATCAAAATAAAAAAATGACTGTGATATTCAAAGCAAAAAGTAAAGAGGCTTATGTTATTAAAATTTTAGGCGAATTATTAGCAAATAATATTAAGACAGGATGTTTCGTTGTAGATGCAGAAAGTATATCTTTATGTATGATGGATCATCATAGAAGAGTTTTAATAGATTTAAAACTTTTTGGAGAAAACTTTCCTACATATAAATTTAATCATGATAAAAAGATGTTCTTAGGTATAAATTTAAATCATTTTCATAAAATGTTAAAATCTATAAAGAAAAAAGATTCTATAGAACTTTTTATAGATGATTCTTCACCTACAGATTTAGGAATAAAAGTAATACCTAAAGAGAATAATAGAACAACAATATCTTATGTAAAAATTCAAAGTATTCAAAATTTAGATATTGATTTACCTACAGGTTACGGAAAACCTACGATTATTTCTTCTGCTGAATATCAAAAAATTATAAAAGATATGGGAAATATCGGAAATATTATGAAAGTTACTTCTAGAAATTCAACGATTGAGTTTAGTTGTAACGCAGGAGGTATTTTAAAAAGAACTGTACGTTTTGGCGAAGATGATGAAGATGATGACGATAAAAGTAGTCAAGAATTTGTTCAAGAATTTAATACAGAACAATTATGTAGAATTACAAAATTAGCAGGACTTGGAAAAAATATACAAGTATATTCAGGTAAACCTCTATTACTTAAATCTAATGTTGGCGATATTGGACATATTTCTATATATATTAAATCGAAAGAACAAATAGAAAATGAGACAAAAGAACAAGTTGAATCAGATTATGATTCTGAATAAATTAAAATTTTATTTACAAAAAAGTAAAACTTTTTCGTGATTATTTATATATAAATCTGTATCTTTAATATTTTCTATTATATTTTTACATTCTTCATATATATATTCAAATTTTTCATTATCAATTAAAAATTCTAAATTCATAATGAGCTCTTCGATATTTTGTAAATTTTGTTTTATATTAATGATAACATCTATATGATTTTCAATGAATATTTTTAGATCAGGATTATCTGTCTTATAATTTTTATATTTATGTATATCGTAATTTTTATATTTAATTTTAAGATTTTCGAAAGTTTGAATTAAAGTATTAATATTTTCCTTACAAATCATTTGTAAAATACAATTTAAAATTTTAAATCTATTAATATATACAATGGATATAGAAAATATTGAATATACAACTGTACAATTATCTGCTAAAATATATGGAGGATTTCAATATAAAATTCCGACTGAACTTTTTAATAAAATGACATATGATGAAGTAATCAAAGAAACAAAAATTTATATGAAAAATTTTTTTAAAACTCATAATTTATATGAACTTCATGATAAAATAGATAATTTAGTATTACATATGCACGATGATTTATATTCAAAAAAAGTTAGATTTTTATGTGATCATTGTCATTAAATAAAATAATTATTATTTTATTTAGTATTTTTGACCACAATAACCACATAAATAATAAGGATTTCCATTATTATCCCAATCTTTAAAAACTTTAGTTAAACCGGGGCAACAAGGTCTTTCAACACCAAGATTATAGTAAGGATTCATATATCTTCCAGTGCATGTATCATTTGGCATTTGATAGCTATAAATCTTATAGTTTGGACAATCATTATTTTGTGCTTTTTTCTTAGTTGAATCAACTAACTTTAAAAATTTTTTAGTCATTTTTTATTTAATATATTATTTTATTTTTTTAGTAATAAATATATCTAAAATTTTCTCTAACTGGAAATGCGAAACCTTCAGAAATCATTCCATCCGAGTTTTCGGCATTTAACATAGGCATTTTTCTGTTAGGATATGCAGAATATTTACCACAATCAGTAATACACCATCTTTTTTGTAATGCCATATCAGCATCTGTTTTATCCATAGGCCAAGGTGCAGGATATAAAACAACACTATCAGGATTATAAACTTTAGCCATTAATTGGTCATAAGGAGTTCGCATGATATTATTAACATTGCAGGACATTTTTTTTATTTATAACATGAAAAAAAAATAAAAAAATATATATTCATATTTAAAAATTATTTATATGAAATATTCTCTATTACTAATATTTCCTTTACATATTTTTTTACATATTTATATGGTACATAAAAGAAACCTCTTTCTCCCCAATTTTTACCTATACTATGCATACAAATAAATGATTTATTTGTGCTTCTATAACCATAAATTGTTGTATATATATAATAAAAATTATTTTCACATTTTTTAAAATCTTTTAATGGAAAACTTAAATCAGAATTATGTTCAAAATCTGATGGAACAGGAATTTTAATAATTACAGGTCTATAATTTTCTAAATATTTTTTAATATTTTTTATATTATTTTTTATAAACATATAATTAATATCAAATTTTTGTAAATTTTGAAAGTCAAATAAATCTATATTAGATAAGTCATATGGGTAATCTTTTTCTGAACAAACTCCTTTATTAGTTATTAATTTTAAAACATCATTAACATTAAAATTATCAGTATAATAATAAATATATATTCTACTTATTTGAAATTCTTTCATTTTTTCATATTTCATAATGTAACGTAAACAATTTGCTACAGAACTTATATAAGTTATATTAATCATTGTACCATCATCTAAAACATCAGGACAACCTGCATTTGATCTTAAATCGATCCATTTTGGTAAAGTATTTTTTAAACACAAATTAAAGTTAAGCATTTATTTTAATACAAGTTATTTTTTATTTTAATTTTTTACTTTATATTTATTTTATAAAAAATTAAACAAATTTAAAAAGTCCATTTTATTTTAAAAAATGAGTGAAATTGTAACTTATGAAATTAAAGAATTAAATGTTGATATGATTCCTCCAATAACTGAGAGAATGGATGATCCTGACTATGGAGGATCAAAAATAGTAGTTATCGGTAAACCAGGTAGTGGAAAAACGACCCTGATTGCAAGTTTAATGTATGCAAAAAAACATATTTTCCCCGTAGGGATTGTTATGTCCGGTTCTGAAGATAGTAACGGTTTTTATAAAAAACTTTTTCCAAGTACTTTTGTATTTAATAGTTATGATGAAGAGCAAATTAAAAATTTTGTTAGACGTCAAAAAATTGCAAAACAACATCTTGAAAATCCATGGGCGGTCATTCTTCTCGACGATTGTACTGACGACCCAAAAATTTTCAATGGACCCCTGCAACAAGGAATGTACAAAAGGGGAAGACATTGGAAAATGTGGTACATACTTTCCCTTCAATATGGTATGGATGTAAAACCCGTAATTAGAACCAATGTGGACGGAGTTTTTATTATGAGAGAACCAAGTTTAAGAAATAGACGTATTATGTGGGAAAATTATGCTAGTATTATTCCTGATTTCACACTTTTTTGTGAATTGATGGACCAAATTACTGGTGATCATACAGCATTATATATTCATAACACTGGAACTTCTAATGATTGGAAAGAATGTGTATTCTGGTATAAAGCTCCATTAACACCAGAAGGATTTAAATTTGGCTGTCCAGAATATCAACAATTCCATTACGATAGATATAATCCTGAATATGTTGATCCTTTTGACAAAATTTAAAAACTTTTTGTAATAATTTATCTAAATTTTTTTTAGATAAATTACTCAATTAATGCTATATTATTATACTTAGTTATTTCTTCATGTGTTTCTATTGTTGCTTCAATATTAAACATCTTTATTATTGTTTGAATATCTTTTGTCAATATATCAAGATTTACTTCCTCAATTTCTTCGTGGTTTTGAAATGTTTTTCTCTTTGTATATCTTCTTAATATTAATGTTTCTAAAAGACTTGCATCTCTTGTATAGACTACATATTCCAATTTAAATCTTGGGTAAGTTGTTCGATGTTGTTTAAGTCTTGTATTTATAGAATTTGCCTCTTCTTTGCCTATTTTATGATATTTACCACCATCTGTTGAAAATATATAAATACCTGGTCCTTCTTTTAACTCATGATCTCGTCTTTTAAATAACAATCTACTATACTTTTTGTTTAATTTCTTGTTTTCTTCTTTTATCTCGCTCACTTCATTCTCTTTTTCTATGATTTTTTCTTGTAATTTCTTATTTTCTTTAATAGTTTTTTTGAATTTTTTCATTATTTCATCATTACTTTTCTCTTTACCTAATTCTACACTGCCAGTACTCATTAATTCAAATACCCATTTTGAAACTTGAACTGAAAATACTGGAGAAATCCATTGTGCAACATTTATAGCAACCTGTGGATGACCCCAAGTAGCTCTGTTTTCATTTGACCCTGAATTATAACTTAATAAATCATCCAACTGAATTCCGATGGACTCTGAAAGAACTTGTAAAAAGACTTTACTATTTTTATTTTCTTTCCAATGAAAAAAATTCTTTTTACCAGCCTTGCAAAGTTGTGTTAAATTAATATATCCATCACTTTTTCTTGCTTGAACTACATATCCATTTAATACTAATATATTATCTTGAATACCAGATAATATTAATGATTGTTCATTGCTTTTTTTATTAAAAATATTTTTATCATCTTCTTCATCTTCTTCATCTTCTTCATCTTCATCATCTTCGTCTTCTTCGTCTTCTTCGTCTTCTTCGTCTTCTTCATCTTCTTCATCTTCTTCATCTTCTTCATCTTCTTCATCTTCTTCATCTTCTTCATCTTCTTCATCTTCTTCATCTTCTTCATCTTCTTCGTCTTCTTCATCTTCTTCATCTTCTTCATCTTCTTCATCATCTTCTTCATCAGAATACTCATACTCTTCTTCACTTTCTGTTTTTTGACTTTCTAAATAATTATTTATAAGGTTTATAAAATCCAATTTATTTACTTTATGAGCATTAAATTTTATTTTCAAATATATACTAAGTTTTCTTAACTCTTCAAATGTGTAAGTAGTATTAGTATCAATTGGTTTTAAATTTTTTGCTATAATATCAATATTCTTTTGAAATTCAGCTGCTTTTTCTATAGCAGTTTGTTTTTTCTTTTTATCTTTACATTTTTCACATATAGACAGTTGTTTTGATAATTCAAACCCGCAACCACCTTGACATAATTTAGGTTCAATATTACTAGTAAAAAATTTTATGATTTTATCACAAATTTGTGTTTTAATATCTGTTGATTCTCTACCAACTTTATAATATTTAGATACAAAACATAATTGTATTTTGTTTAAATTTAATAAATATCTAATTAATAATTCTTTATTATTTCTTACTTTTTCTATGTTATCAATAATATTTTTATTAGCACTAGCTTCTCTTTCTGAAGTCTGCTTAGCTCTACATGCCTTACATTGAGTTCTTGTCCTTTCAAAATTATTAACAGTTTTTTCTTTATCACATATAGAACATTTTCTTACATCAGTTATATTAGTATCTTTAATATATGGATTAATTATATTTGGATTATTCTTAAAATTTTCCAAAGTTATTTTTTCTTCACTAATTAATTTATAAAGTAAATTAAAAGTAGATAAACAAGTTTTGCAATATGATCTTTGACTAGTAAATTCTTCTTTATCACGAATTTCTTGACAAAAACCATTACAATATTTTTGATTTTCTGATAAGGTTTTATTATAGTTCATTAAACTAAGTCTGTCTAATGATTTATTTAGATATTTACGATACTCACTTTCAGCTTTTGATTTTGTCATTTATATATATATTATATGTATATGACAAAACTTTATATAATTTTTTTTGAAGTTCAATTAATTCTCCAATGTTTTTTCGTGACCAATGGTTACAATACCAGTCTTACCCATTTACTAACCTTAAGAGCAAAAATTGGTGAAATCCATTGAGCTTTTTCACAAAAGGGACAAAATATTATTAGATCAGTTTCATAATAATTTTTTAGATTTTTACTGAAATAGATATAATCATTTTTATAGTTTGCAATCATTAACAATGTGTATATTTTATAAAAAAATATTTATCATTAAATATTGATTTAAATAAATTTAAAAATATATTTTACATATAAAAATGAGTAAAAATAATAAAGAAGTAGAATATTCTGATAGTGAAGATTCATTTACAGGAAGTAGTGATTATACAGATTCTGAAGAAGAAAGAGAAATTAGAAGAAAAATTATACCAGCTTCTCAAAGATTAAAAGAAGCTATTAAACAAAGACAAGAAGATAGAAAAAAAGGTACAAAGAAGGATAAAATTAATTATGATGAATAAAACTAAAAAATCAAAATAATATGATAATTTTATTTTATATATAAAATAAAATGAGTTTAGATTTAAAAAAAATAAAAATGTGTATAACTGAATCAAATATACCAATTGTAAATAATCAGCAATCTGCAAAAAATCGTGCAGTATTTTTTCAAAATAATAAATGGGATCAATTTCAAACATTAAAAATTTATTTTTATGACCCTTACAATATAGCTGATACTATAGAAAAAACTAGATATAATATAAAAGATAATGATAAAAAATTAGACCCTATACAAATTGATATTGAAAATATTCTTTCAAAAGGTGGAAGTATTAATATTAAGAAAGCAATTAAATATATAATAGAAAATAGACTTTCTCCAATAATTAATTTAAAATTAGATTTTGAAAATGTAAATCCTTATAATGCACATATCGTTATAAGTTTTGATAATTCCATAGGTGCAGGTTCATGGTCATGTATAGGAAAAGAATCTTTACGTAAAAGACCTAGTATGCAATTTGGATGGTTTGATGTAGCTACTGTTATACATGAATTTTGTCATGCATTAGGTATGGGACATGAGCATCAAAATCCTTACGGTAAAGGTATTCAATGGAATAAGGAAAAGGTTTATGAATGGGCACGTAAAACACAAAGATGGAATTTTGAGATGGCTAATTCACAAATTATCAATAGATATTTAACTAATTTAACAAATGGTACAGAATTTGATCCAGAATCTATAATGTTATATTTTTATCCTGGAATATTGACTCTTAATGGGATTGGTACAAAAGAAAATTTAAGATTATCATTTACAGATATAAACTATTTATCATCAAAGTATCCTAAATCTCCAGATGCCTCACTAAAAGCAATAAATTTGTATAGTTATATTTATGGGATTAAACCATCTAAAATTATAAAACCACCAACAACTAAACCACCTATAAATAAACAACCTACAACTAAACCACCTATAAATAAACCACCTACAACTAAACCACCTACAACTAAACCACATATAAATAAAAAAACTATAACTATAAAAATAAATACACCTACTATTAAGAAAAATACTTATAAACCAAAAAAATTACAAAATATACAAAATAGTATTAAAACAAATAAAAATATAATTAGTAAATATAATTTAATAATTATTGGAATTATTATATTTATAATAATATTAATTTTATGTTATTTTTATTTGAAAAAAAAGAAATAAATTTTTAATTTATTTAAAAATTTTATCCAAAAGTATTTTCTAATTTAAGAGTAATATAAAATAATTGGTCATCATTTTTTGTAATTTTATTAATAATTTTATATTTTTCATATGCAATTCCTACTAATTCCGATGTACAAATCATTACATCATTATAAAAAAGAAAAAATGCTTTATGTTTATCAACTGTCATTTTTCCTCTAATAGCTTGTAATAAATAGCTAACTTGCACATCTTTATCAATAAGATATTTTCTTTTTTTGATGAGCTTTGCAACTTCATCATCGCATTCAATGACGATTGGCACATAAGAAGGGTATTTTGCAATGATTTTTAGAGAATCATCTATACGTTTTTTTAGAGGAATCGAGTCCTTATATGATGTCATTGTTACTTTAATAAAATATTTTAATTTTTTAAAATAATTTTTTAGCTTTTTTTTAAAGTTAAAAAATAATCAATTATTCAAGTTTTTTTAAATAAAAATATAATTACTAAGAGGCATTCATAAACTTAAATAATTTATTGTTCTATTTTATTTTTTAATACTTTATCTATTTTCAAATCATACATATAATAATTATATTTGAAAAAGAAAAAATCAAATATTCTGATAACATTAATTTTATTTTTATCACGAGGAACCTTATAAATATAACCATCAAAATCTCTATTATCTTTAAAAAGTAATTTTTTAGCACCAGAATACATTTTTTTTCTTGCTTCAGCTAATGTATTCGTATAATAATACGGAATATCATTAACACTAATTACATATCCACTATAATCTTCATCATCTTCATCATCTTCATCATCTTCATCATCATCTTCATCATCATCTTCATCATCTTCATCATCTTCATCATCTTCATCATCTTCATCATCTTCATCATCTTCATCATCTTCATCATCTTCATCATCTTCATATTCAGGATCGTCTTCACAATCCTCAACAGTTTTTTCATTATACATATTTTCTATCTTATTAATCGCTTCGTTAAAAATCTTTTTTAAATATTTTCTTCTTCTATTTCTTAAATTATCTTTAATTTCTTCATCTATTTGCTCTATAGAAATTGTATTTTGCTCTTCATTGATAGTAGGTAAAGATTCATCAGAATTATTTATAAAATTTTGAACTTCTTGAGAAGTAACAGGATCTGCGATTGGTATTGGTATTGGTTCCATATCTTCAACTTCAATAATTTCTTTATTTTTAGATAGAATGAACATTTTATGTTATATTTTTATTATTTAAATTATAATAAAAATATAAAATTTATTCTTCATAATATTCTTCTTCATCTATATTTAAATCATCCTTATTTAGGATTAAAATATTACCTTCTTCTTCATCATCTTTAATTGTTCTAAATCTGTACCCACACCATTTTCCACCTGCTGTAGGTTCATCCCATAATTTTGTAAAATAGTCTTTAATATCATTTTTATTAGGTGGAGTTTGATTTTGAAAAATATCTTTATACCATTCTTGAAACTGTATTTTAAGTTCGTTAATTGTAATAAATGCATTATCATCTTGAATAATACGTTCATCAACAAATTGACGATATATATCATTTTGTTTTCTATACATTTCAGTTGCAGCTCTAACTTTTTCAGGTTCAATACGAACTTTAATATTCTTTCTATGTTCTAATAATATCCATGCAAATGGTTCTAATAAAGAAGGAATTTTCTTGGAGTATTCAGTATCCATTGGAAATTTTTTTTCTTTTAATTGTTCTTCAAAACTTTCTGGACATGGTAATCCAGGTCTAACGAATGTAGATTCAAAAGGAATAACTCTTGTACGATTCCAAATCGCTTTATCTGAACTACCTCCCTTAAATCTAGGTAGATAGTTGCAAACAACAATAGTTTTAAATAATGGGGTAATTTCTCTAGTAGATTTACCTTTTTCAAATAAATCTCTAGCCCAATAAGAATCATTACCAGTAATACTTTTAAATATACCACCATTAATTTCTTCCTCTTTATCAGGTTCTTCAAATGCAGCCCATCTAACACCCCCACCTGCTCTTGCTAATTCTGGATTGGCATTTCCGATACTTGATTTTTTACTTGTTAAAAGAGTTGTACTAATTTTAATCGCATATTCTCCTAACATTTTTTCTACTATTGTTTGTGCAACAGATTTACCATTATCACCTTCACCAGTCCAAAATATACCAATTTTTTGAAAATTACCTCCAACAAAAACATCTGATGTAGTATCTAAAAAATAATTTCTAACAGAAGAATCAGGAAAAATTTTTAAAAGAAAATCTTGTACTTCTAGAACTCTTTCATCATCTCTATCGAATACTTTATAATCTATTGGAGCTGCTTTACTAATATAATCTTCAGGTCTGCCGGGTCTAAACTCATTTAATTTTAAATCATAAATTCCATTTTTAAAACCAAATAAATATGCATTCATATCAAGTTTATTCTTAAAATTTTCATTATAAAATACTTCACAAGCTTCACGCATTACTTGATTTTTAAAACTAGAATTTTTTAATTGAGAAATTAATTTCTGAATTTGTTTAACACGAACTTGATACATTGTTTCTTCAGCTTTATCTGCAGAACCAACTTTTTTAATTAAATTACAAGCTTCTTCAACATATTTTTCAACAATTTCATCTGATATTAATTTTCGAAGATATACACCATCTTCTATTTCTCTCCATCTATGATCTTTAAATTGATACCAAATATCATTTTTTACACTTGCACATACAAATTGAGTACCATATTCTGAATACATTAATTTAGCAATATCATTATGGGAACCTTCTAAAGAATTTCTAATATGTTCTTGACTTTGTTCTTGTCTAAATTGTTGATATAACTCTGGATTATCTTGTTTAGCAAAAAAATGCAATGTAGCAATTGTATAATCTTTTTTTACCATTCTTTCCCATTCATATATACATTTATTTTCATCATAACTACTTGATCTTGAAGAAAATTCATTCCATAGTTCAAAACCTTCTAGACAACCATCGCTTATACTATAAAGACACCAACCAATATTAATCCATTCATGAAAATCATCACTTCTAAAGTTAGATAACATAGGTAATAATTTAGATGCTATTTTTAAATTTTCAGTTACAGATCCTTTAGAATTTTTATTAGATTTTATACTTTTTTCAGTTCTATTTTTTTCTTTTAAAGGAGATTCTAAACCATATTTTAATTCACAAATAGGTCTACCATCTGGTGTAATACTTAAAATTCTTGGTAAATATTCTTTCACATTTCCTTTAATTGAAATAGGTCTTTCTTTATAATCAAAAATATTATAATATTTAAAAGCTTCTTCTAGATCAATATTTTCTCCATCAGAATTAATTATTTTTGTAACCTTATAAGGTAAATGATCTACATTTTTTCTTGATCCATACAATAACCATTGAGCTTTAACAACACCTTTATCAACTAGAGATCCAGAATCTTCATAACCTAAGTTTTCAAAAGTTTTTAATTCAGATAAAGAATTTTTAATTCTCGGAATAATATGAACTTCTAAATCAACCTTATTTAAAAAGCAATTCGGAAAATGTAAATGAAAACCGTTTTTTAGATAAGTTACATCATTTTTTACTTCCTTAGATATAGGTTTTTCTAATATAACACATAATAAATGTTCTTCAGTACAACCTTCTACAGTATTTCTTAAAACAGATTGAAAAATTTGAACAGTATCTATTAAATTTTTATTTGTATAAATATGTTCTTGGTCTGGATCTAATTCTATATCTTCTTCGTTTATCTTTATATCAATATCTCCCAATACAGGTAAATAAGTTTGTGGTTTTTGACCTATTCCAGATATAATATTATTATCTTTATCATCCTTTATAAGAGGACAATACATATTCCAAAAATTCTCTATTGCTTCTCTATTTAATTGAAATTTACCTTTTGGATTAATTAAAGAAACATGAGTATGAACCACTCCCTCGACATAATACTGTTTAATAAATTTTGAAATCCTTTGATCCATTTATGATAATAAAATATTATTTTAAAATTTATTTTCATTTTTAATTTTTTAGATTTTGACTAGAAAAGTTATAAAAATATAATTTTAAAAAATATTTTATATAATTATAAAAACTATGTCATACAAAAACACTACATCTTTATCTCAAAGAGAATCTGAGTCTTCAAGAATTTTGGCTAAATATCCAAATGTTATTCCTGTAATTATTGAAAGTAGATCAAAAGATTTAATATTAAAGAAAAATAAATTTTTAGTTCCATATGATGTTTCATCTTCCCATTTATTATATGCTATAAGAAAACAATTAAAATTGGATGAAAGTAAAGCAATTTTTATGTTTTATGATGATGTTTTAATTAGCGGAACTCAAATGATGTCAGAAATATATGAAAAGTATAAAGAAAAAAATTTAATAGGAAAAAAAATACATGATAAATTTTTTTACATAAATATATCTGTTGAAAATACTTTTGGATAAATTTTAATTTAAATAAAAAAATTAAAATTAATAATAAATGATTACTACTTTGAAATCTATCTTTTATAAAATAAAATATTTTTTTAATGACAGAACAAATAAAAAATATAAATATGATAATAAAATAAAAGATTATAATAATATAAGACAATTTTCAACTCCCTGTACATTTTATCAACAAGATTTTTATGATGATTCACAATATTTTTACAAAAGACGTAAATAATTTAAATCCATTTTCCTTTTACATATTTATAATCACACGGCATATTATTAACATCTTCATTTCTTTGTCTAAAATACATAATTACTTCATCTCTTAATTTTGGTTTATTTGATTCTAATTGCCAAAGATTATTAGAATCTTTTTTAATGTCAAATAATGGATCAAAATCATTATTTATTAAAATTTTCCAACGATCTTGGTATTGTCTATCTGGCTTATTTCCATGAAAATGATGTAATATTGTTCCATGAACAAATCCAACATTTCCCACTATGTATCTATCACATCTTTGTTGAAATATTTTACATAATTTTTTATAATTTTCATTTAATTTTGAATTTAAATATTTTTCAACTAACCCAATAAATGCTAAAGCCATATGATGATCTGCGCTTCCTAAAATAGGAAAATCCATTAAACCACCAATTTCATCATATGCTGATCTCCTACAAGCCCATGCATATCCTGGGTGCCAGTTACTATATTTTGGTCCAAGCCATTTTTCTCCATTAACATGTTGATATGCAAAACCTATATGAACTTGTAAAGTTTCTTGTTTTGCACCTAAATCTATAGCATGTGAAAATAATTGAACGATTTTATATGTTTGTAAATGATCTAAAGTATCTTGGACCCAATTTTTATTTTGAAATTCTATATCTGCATCTATCCATGCAACATATTCCCAATCAGATGGCAAACTATTTATAGCAATATTTATCAAATTTTCTTTATACCATATTTCGTGATCAGTACTTAATTTTATATCTGCATTTGTTTTAAAAGGACGAGCTCTTTGTTGTAATTCAACAGTAACTAATTTTACATTTTTTTCTTTTTTCATTCTATCACAAAATTCATTAAATAATTTATAACGTGTATTAAAGTTTGCTGGGTTAGAAATTACACTTACTACATATAATACCGCATTATTTGTATTTTTATTAATTTTATAATATTCTTTTTTAAAATTTTCATTATCTGTATCTATATTTAAATTTGATAAACTAATTTTAAGGTCATTAGTACTATCTTTTATTTGTAATTCCATCTATTTATTATAATTAATATATTTTATTTTTAAATAATTATTAATGTAAAAATATTATGTATATATTTTATAAATAGTTAAATAAATGAATAAGATAATTCGTGTGTACCCTATAAGAACTACTCGTAAAAAATGGAAAATACCATTATATTGTTATCATAATTGTTCAGAAAATTGTAATATTTTATTAGTAAATGATAATGAAAATAATGATTATGTTTTATTAGAAAATCCCGATTATAATAATGGAAAATGTTCTTTGAGTCAAAAACTTCAAAAAACATTTGTACCCATATCAACTTTTAATATAAATGAACCTTTAGGAGATAATGGACCTTTATATAATTCGGATGAAATAGTAATACCTGATAATGCATTTAAAGTATTTTTTTATTATCCATTATCGTATGTTTTTGAGATAATAGTAGAAAGTCCTTCAGCCAGGGGGTTTACTTTAAAACAATTAATATATTCTATAAAAAATTTGTATGAATTTATATATATGGAGGAAGAAAGAACAGCAACACCTCAAATTTACCAATTAAAAAAAATTTGTACAAGTTGTGGAAATCAGAACTTATCTGAATATATAAAAAATATTACAGAAGATTTTGATAAAACAGATAATTGTTGTATTTGTTATAATGATTATAATGATTCTGAAAATATTGCGGTTAAGTTAAAATGTAATCATATTTTTCACGATAATTGTATAAAAAAATGGTTAAAGAATTCAGGTACATGTCCAATATGTAGAGCTAATATTTTTGAATGTAAAAATTGCGATGGTTCTGGTATAATATATTATAATTTTACTGGTATAGTAATACCTATAGAAGAAAGAGGAACTTTTTTAAATAGAAACCAAACATATGGTGTATTTGGAATACATTCGTATGATTTAGAAGATTTATTAATTGAAAATTTATTTTATGATAATGAAAAAAAACAATTATATATGAATATAACAAGTTAATTATTTTTTAATTTTATTATTTAAAAAATTTAAAATTATTTTATATTTCATATAAAATTATTCTTTTTTATAAAAATTAATAGCTTCTTCTGAAGAAATATCATCAAATAATAATCTAATTAAATCAAATACATCATATTTTTCATTATTTTCTGAAAATCTTTTCTTTTGGATTCTATCATCGCTTAAAAAATCACCTTTGTCATTTTCTGTTGGTATATATGTTGCCTTCTCAACAACTAAATGTCTTAAAAAATTACAAAAATCTTTTGGATTTAATAAAATATAAATATTTTGTAAAAGCTGTTCACAATCAAGTTCAGTGATATTAGAATTATTATAATCTTTTCTATAATGATTATCATGATAAATATCTGAATAAATCTTTCTAAAAATATTTATCAAATAAGATTTCATATTATTAAAAAAATTTAAACTTAAATCTTCAAGTCTACAATCCATTTTCCAATATCTCTTTTCTTTTGAAATGGATTCCAATGTATAAAAACTCCATGGATCATTTAATGATGAATTTTTTAATGGTATATAAACTACATTATTAAATCCGTATGTATTAAATAAATTTCTTTCTAAATTTTCTTTAATTGTAAACAAAACAGACCCATAATTATAAAACTTTCTCATAAATTCATCAAAAATAAATGGTTTATAATTAGGTTCTGACCCATTAAATATTACTAATGATTTTTTTAATTTTTGCATTTCATCAATATCTAATTCAGTTGTAAAATAATTTCCATAATTAAGGATTCTTAAATCAATTGAATTCATGCTTTTTGAAATAGTTGTAATTATTTTTTTCTCATTATACTCTTTTTTTCTAAAAATTACTTCTAAACTTTTAACATTTTTTATTAATAAATCATAATAATCGTTGTATTCCATAGAATCAATCATATTTGTTCTCTTAGTTTTTATTAATTCTAAAAATTTTGTATATGTACGATTTTGTTTAATGCTATCTATATATGTATCTAAAGTTTTTTTATAATTTTCAATATCTATTAAATCATTCCTTAATTCCTGTATTTTTTCATTTATTAATTTAATTTGATCATTTTTTTCATCGTTTGTTAATTCATGATTTAACTCTAAATTATTTTTAAAACTTTTATATTGAGGTTTTTTCTTAACTGGAGTTACAGGACTATTTTTTGTTGATACTTTGCCGATATTTTTTACTGGTGTTCTTTTTAATAAAGGACTTTTAACATTTTTATTATCTGGACTAAATTTACGGATTTTTAAAGGAATATTTTCATCATCTTCAATTGTATATTCATTATTATCATTTTCATCTAATATTTTATTCTTTACTTTTTTTATTTTTTTATAATTTTTTATTTTATTTTCTTCAATATCATTTTGAAGTTTTAATAATTTATCTATTTTATCTTCAATCCTTGATATTTGAGAATTTAAAGTATCCTCCATAAAATCTTTATTTGAACATTCAAATATATGTTTTTCTAAATTTTTAATTCCAACTGTTTTAAACCCACAAATTATACAATAAAATTCTATATTTTTAAATTTCTGACACTGTTTATCTGTATTTTTATGATTTTCTACTTCAAAAAGATACTCAAATTTTTCAAGACAATAATCACAACTATATTCTTTCATTTTTATAATTTTATAAAATTTATAAATATCAATTCAATTTTTTTTTATTATTTTTTATAATTAAAATGATTCATAATCTAATAGAAGAAATAATAAATAACAAAAACTTTATTTTACATGATATTTTAGCAAATTATAAAGATGATGATTGGAAAAAATTTATTAATGTTAATCAGACAAATTATAATCGTGTTAAAATATTTGAAAATGAAAAATTAGATATATATATAATAACATGGAATATAAATCAGAAAGCAAATATACATGATCATTCTGATAATGGTTGTTGGTTGAAAGTTTTAAAAGGACAATTAATTGAAAAAATATATGATAATAATTTAAAACTAATTAAAACTAATTTTTTAACAGAAAATGAAATAAGTTTTATGAAGAATGATATTGGTTATCATAATATAATAAATCAAGAAAATGATATAGCTGTTAGTCTTCATATTTACTCACCTCCAAATTATGAAACAAAATTTTTAAATTAAAACTATTGAAACCCAGTTTCATTACTTAAATAATAATGATAATATTTATTATTTGTTTTAAATGTGCTAACTCTAATATTAGCTAATTCCATTATACATTTTTCTATACAAAATAATTCATAATTATCCTCTTTTTCAATACTTTTTAATTCCTGAAAATCAATAAATAATTTAATATTAAATTTATTTTTTAACATATCAAAATAATTTGTTTGTTTTTCATTCGTCATGATATATACTGTTTTAAAACTTTTTTCATTTTTTATTTTATTTAAAATATTATAAATATTATTGATAGATGTATCATATATTAATTTATTTTTAATAAAAATCATATCACCTCTTCTAATATGCATACATAATATTGGTTTTTCTAATTTTTGTATTACTTGTTGTGCTTTTTTGTATATATTTTTATTCCAATTGAATTTGGTGTAATATTTTTTAGGATTATTTTTTATATAATAACTATCCAATCTTATTATTTCATGTTGTGGCAAATAAATTTCAACATCATTTTTATCAATATTTTTTGGTAATTCTAATAATATATTATTAGGAATATCAAAATATTTAGTGAAATTAGCCTTTATTTGTTTATTATTATTATGAAATCCACTTAAATAAAAATTAGGCATTATAGGAATTTTACCTAATTTTTTAGCTAAATTTAAAAAACTATATAAATTTGAGACCTGATGAGATAATCCAGCAATAATATTATATCTACTATCTATAATTATATATTTTTGTTTAGAAAAATATGATATTTTAAAAACTAAAATAAAAATTATAAAAATTATTAAAATTATTGAAATTATTGAAATTATTATAATCATTTATTATAATAATTTATTATAATAATAATTTTAAAATTATTTGTCTTCTTTTACTTCTTCAATTGTTGTTGGTAAAGATGCACTTACTGGTTGTTGTGCGGAAAGACTACTTAACATAGGTCCTAACAAATTTGTTAAATTTGATAAATCAGGTGCTTGACCAGGAGTACCATTTGTATTCATTGATGCCATACCACTCATCATACTATTTAACATATTCATAGGATTACTAGCTTCTCCATCATTTTCACTATTAGCAGCTTCTGCCATTTTATTTAAATCAATATTTCCACCTCCTATAGAACTACACATTTGTTGAACAGTTCCCATTAATTTAGATAAATCTAAGGATCCATCTTGAATACCATTATTCATTCCTGAAATTAAATCTGTAAATAATCCTGAACTCATAATAGATGAGACTGCTTCTAATGGATTAGAATTAGGGCTTACAGTAGTCTCAACTTTATTCAAAATATCACTCAAAAAATTTGCTTCTTTACTTTCTTTATTATTTTTTAAAATTTCTTTAGCCTTTCCAGCCGGATCTACAAGAGCAGAAATAGTCAAAAGATGTTTCCAAATAACTCCTGCAGTTTCAGCATCTGAATCCTTAAAAATATCATTTAAATCAATGTAAACTTTTTGAGAATATTCAATCTTAGAATTAACAAAATTTTTATTTTTACTTGTAATACAATCTCTATTTTTAATACAAAAATTTCTAAAAACTTCGATATGTTTCTTCATAGCGTTATCATGAGAAATAGTTGTTTTATCTAAAAGTCTATTATATAACTTTAAAGGATGATTATCTGTGCCAAAAGTTTCTCCTAATTCTGAAACAAATTTAGAGATTGCTTTAAATGTCAAAAGATTATAATCTGAAGAGTTCATTATTTTTATTATGAATAATGTTATTATTTAAATTAATATTTTATTTTAATAAAGTTTTTAAAAATAATCCTAGTAATATCATAAATATAATCAATCCGATGCTAAATGAAATATAAAATTGGGTTAAATTAACTCCTTTTAAATAATTATCACTATTTTCTTCATAATCTGTATCATCTGAATCTATATCATTTTCAAAATTTTCTCTAACATATTTTTCTTTTTTTTTCTCTTCTTTTTTATAAAGTTCAATAGCATTAGAATCTGTAATACAATTTTGTATACATTCATTTTTATACATATTACTTCCATTTTTACACATATTCATACACATATTTTTTGCTTTATTAATATCTTTTACATTACTGAAAATTTCAGGAAAATAATGAGCAGATTGTGTCCATACTGGATATGCTGGCAATCTAAACTCGCATGTATCTCTTCCCATTGCTATTTTTGAATTTTCAACACATTTTTTACAATTCTCTGCTTCAGGTAAATTTCTAATATTATTAATACTTGATGCTCCAGCAAATGCTGCATAAGTATCATAACAACATTGATTTATATTATTAATATCTTTAATATCATATTTTTTTAAGCATGCAGAACATGGATTTACTTTATATTCAAAGTCATCATCATTGTCATTCATTTTTATATTAATATAATATAAAAAAAATAAAATATTATCCAGAATATACCCACTTATTTTTACATGAAACACATGTTGCATATGTAGACATAGGTTCATCTGCTGATCTACTTTGTTTTTGATAACTAAATACTCTTTTAGAACCACATTCACATTCTAATACACCTTCTTCAATTTCAAAAGGGTTTTCTATAAAATTATCCTGTTCAACCTCATCTTTTATAATTTCGTCATAAAATTCATTTTTCCATCCTAAATTATTGTTTTTTATATGCAAAAGTATATCTTTTAATTTATTTCCTTTTTTTAGAGAATTAATAATTTCATAAATATTATATAAATAATTTTCTTCTATTATATTTTCATCTTCATAATTATTACAAACTACTTCATACACATTTTTATCAAAAATATTTATATTCTGTTGATTTTTTAAAATTATAGATAAACATTGTCTTCCTCTTTCTCTATAATCCATTTAATTTTTTTTCTTATTATCAAAATTTTTTTTTCAATTTTATTTTTAAGTTGTAATAATAAATGAAATCTAGAAGCAATAATATAAGCAAAAATAAAAGTAACATGGGTCTGATATATACTCTAATATTATTATTTGTAATAATTGGTTTTATAGTTTTTCTAATAATAATGCAAATTGAAGAATATAAACTCCAAGATGATCCAATGTTAAAAAAACTTAGAAGTAGAATAGAACCATTATTTAAAGGAGATAATTACTATACAGGCCTTTTATCACCTTTAAATAAAAGAGATATATTAAATGAAATTACATTATACAAAGGAGATAAATCATATACAATAAATAAACAAAAAGTATTTTTATGTTTAAAAGATCAAAATAACGAATATTATGATATTAATATGTTACTTTATGTTTTATTACATGAAATAAGTCATGTTATTTGTGATGAAGTTGGTCATACTGATAAATTTGCAAAAATATTTGAAGAATTATTAGAAAAAGCAGAAGAAATGAAGATTTATAACTCAGATATACCAATTATAACAGATTATTGTCAATATTAATTTTTTTTAATAAAATAAAAAAAATTATACAAAATAAAAATGATACCATATATTTACATGTTTTATTGGGAAGCAGGTTATGGAAAATTTTTAAATATGGGTAAAACAGCAGTTTATCAAAACTATATTCATTTCTTTTTAACAATACCAAATGATCCCCAAAATATACCTGGAACCAATGATACAGTAAAATTAAGATGTTGTTTACCTGAAGTATTATCTATGGGAGTTGGTTCTTCTGCATTAGAAAGTTTAAAAATGTTATCAAATGAAAATGAAGGGTATGATAAAAGAAAATATTTACAAGGTTTTGTAACAACATTTCAAAGTGCTTCTAAGCTAGGTAAAAAACATGGTTTAATAAATAATAATTATTCTGAAACATTAAGAAAAAATGTTGATTATGTATATGATTTTGAAGCAACTGATGATGACTGGAATAATAAAGTAATTGTTATGTCTGGAAGATTATATTGGGCAAAAAAATGGGGACCGCATTGTGATCCTTTAAATCATGGAAAAGTATTTTCTGCTTCAAAAAATACTTGGTTTAAAGAAGATATTATGTCAGAACCTCCTGGTTTAGAAAATGCTCAAGGATTATTAAATCCACAAGAAGGTATAGAAGAATGGATGAAAAATTATATTGTTACTGAAGATTATAATTCAGTTCCAGAAAATTTTAATGGTGATGCTAATTTATGTGCTATTGCATCACAATGTATACAATGTTATTATCCTCCTAATTTATTAATAAAAAATCCTCATCACCGAAAATCAGTTGGGATGAATCTAGATGATGCTTGTTTGTTATGGCAAGCAATGTATATTTATGGAGATACTGGAGGTGATGAATATGGATATTCAGAAAGAACTGCTTCATGTAAACAACTAGGAGCAGCGGAATGCTTATCTTTTCCTTATGGAAGTTATTATTTTTCAGCTGCAATAGGAAGTTGTATTTATGCAGTTACTGCAGCTTTAGGATGGAATAGTTCTCAAATGTCGTTGATGTCTACTGGTGGAGGTAATGAAAAGTTTTGTACATATCCAGGTTATGATTATGAAATAGTTTATATAGGTAATAGAAATGTAATGACTAAGGGAGAAGATCCATATTCTTTTAAACTTTTAGATATAACAGGAGGAGGAAATAAAAACTATCTAGATTTTTATATAAAATATGGATTTGTTCAAGGTTCAACTACAAACGGAGATTCAAATTTAACAAAAGATATAACTACAAGATTAAAACAGGATGAAGACATATATAATGTTGTACCATTTAATGCATGTATGATGCCTTTAAATGAAATAAATGTTGATCCTAGTATTTGGAAAGATTATAAACCGAATATGTTATTTTATGATAAGCCTGAAGGAGAATGTGATTGGAAATCTAATAATTATAATGAATGTATTAAAACAGGATATCCAGATGGATGGGTTTATTCTGAAAATAATAAAATTATATCATGTAGAGATTGTCCTTATGAGGATGCAAAAAATGCAATTAGAGATAAAGCAAAAGAAACTAACTGCAATAAGAAATTTGTACCGTCATGGATGCTAAAAGATAATTTTATATAAATATTTAAAAGTTTTTATAAATAAATGAACAGACAAAAATTTCTTTTAAATGAATGTGGACTACCTTTAACAGATTATACTTCTCATTGTTTCAACGACAATACACACCAAACTTGTTGTATCTTAGGACCTGAAGCTAGAAAATATGCAAATTCTTCAGGAAATCCAATTGGTTTTGTTGCAGAAAAAGCAAATCCCGGAAAAAAATTAACTCCATGGTGTACATGTGCTGGAAGCCAGGTATGTTCTTATTATGCAAATAAATTTAAAGATGGAACACATATAAAATTTATGAATGATAAGAATAATAATAAATTGTATGATTTTACAAAAAATAATTATAATGAGAAAAAAATATCTGAAAATATTGGAATAATAAAACATAAAACACCAGGAATTTTTTAAAATATTTCATTAAATAAATGTATAAATTTAAAAAAAATATAATATTTTTAATAGTATTAATTATATTAATATTTATATTCGGAATATTTATATTTAATAGAGATAGAGGTAGAAATATATTAAGTACAACAACTACTTATAATCCAAAGATACCTATATATGTTGATGAAAAAACTATAGAAAAATTATCAAATAGTTTAACACCTATTATAGATAATTCTATAAATAAAAAATATAAATATACTATCTTACCGGATTTTAATAATTTATTAAAAACAAATTATAATAGAATTGCATCATGTTTTATTAAAAAATTTATTAATAATGGTATAAATGTTGAACAAATTGATTTAATTAAAACTATTGATAATTTTGAAAATATATGTGCTAGAGTTTTCCTACAAGATAATAATTTATTATTTTGTTATAATGATAAACAGATATCTGCAATTGACGCGATTATTCAAAATATAGACCAAAATAATTTAGATATAAATGTAATTATAGAGTATATAAAAAATAATATTAAAGATGATAATAATTTTATAAACTCAGACTATATAGATCCAAATACCAATAAAATGACTAATATGTATATATATGGTTATGATTTTACAAATGATGAAAATAAATTATTAACAAATTTTATTAATTCTATAAAATTTTCAGATAAAATAAGCGATGCAATATTTTATGCATTACAAAAAAATTATTTAAATATAATTACAAAAAATCAACCAGTAGAAAATAAAGATTTATATAATAATTTTAATAAAAATTTTAAATATGTTAGTAATTGTACAACAGAAAAAATAATAAATAAAAATAATATCAAAAATTATTCATTTAATAAAAGTAATGGTGAAAAAGATTATCAAGAAAATTTTGATTTAACAAATAAAATTATTAATGACATTATGACTAATGGAATCTCAAGTGAATATATTAAAGATGTTAATATTTGCAAAGAAATACAGTTAACAGCAATAAATAGAATATTAGAAAAATTAAATTTTGAATCCATAGATATAAAAAAATTATTATTATATGTGTATAACAATTTTAATTTTGGAGCTTATACTGAATTTTCTGAAGATGAAAACAAAAAGATAAATGATTTTAATAATTAAGTTAAAAAGTTATTTTAATTTATAAAAATGATGAATGAAAATAAAATATGGATTGCTAGTTTTGACATAGGTAAAATAAACTTTGCTTTTTATATTGAGGAAATTGATAAAGAATATTTAATAAATATAAAAAATATTTCTAAATTAAAAAGATATAAACCTGATGGTACATGTACTACAGAATTTTCTGAAATTTTAGATAATATTTTTAAAAATGGAAAAAAAATATTATTAAAAAATTTTAATATATCACAAAATATAGATAAAAAAAAATATTTTGATTTAGAAATATGTCATAATATGATTGATATTCTAGATCAATATAAAGAATATTGGGATAATGTTTCTTATTTTATCGTAGAACAACAAATGAGTTTTGGAAAAAAATGTAATACTATGGCATTAAAAATTGGACAACATTGCGAATCATATTTTATGTTTAGATATGGAAGATTTAAAAATGTTATTGAATTTCCTTCTTATCACAAAACTCAAATACTTGGTTTCCAAAAAATACTTACAAAATTAAAAAATGGAAAAATAAAATATAAATCGGATGCATATAAAAGAAAAAAATGGGCTATAGAGATGGCTACTTATATATTAACATACAGAGAAGATTTTGAAACATTAGAATATTTATTAAAAAATAAAAAAAAAGATGATATAAGTGATACAATTATACAATTACAAGCATGGAAATATTTAAAGTTTGTTGATAAAATTTGAAATTATTTAAAAAACTTTTTTAAATAATTTTTTTATTTATTTAATATAAAAATGTCATCAAATTGTGGAAGTTGTAAAAGACTATTAGATAGTCATAATATTAAAAATAGGAATGATTTTAGACAATGGGCTAGAACAAATCATCCTGACAAAGGTGGTAGTCAAAATAAATTTGCAAGAGTATCATCATGTGTAGATGATTTCTTCGGACTTGATCCTAAATGCGCTGACCCAGATAGTTTTAAAACAGCTAGATCAAGAGCTTCATCCAGAAGAGCTTCATCCAGAAGAGCTTCATCCAGAAGAGCTTCATCTAGAAAAGCTTCATCTAGAAAAGCTTCATCTAGAAGAGCTTCATCTAGAAGAGCTGCTTCAGTGAAAGCTGATATTCCTAAAAAATCTAGAAGAGTTTCAAGAAAATCAAGAAAATCAAGAAAACCATGCCCTGAAGGTTATGTAAGAAACAAAGTTACTAAAAGATGTAGAAAGAAGTCTGCTTCTAGAAAATCTAGAAAATCTAGAAAATCTAGAAGAGCTTCCAGAAAATCTAGAAAACCATGCCCAGAAGGATATGTTAGAAATAAAAGTACTAAAAGATGTAGAAAGAAGTCTACATCTAGAAAATCAAGAAAATCATCTAGAAAATCTAGAAAAACATCTAGAAAAGCATCTAGAAAAGCATCTAGAAAATATAAAAAATCTAAAAAATTATCTAGAAAATCTAAAAAATCATCTAGAAAATCTAGAAAATCTAAAAAATCATCTAGAAAATCTAGAAAATCTAAAAAATCATCTAGAAAATCTAGAAAATCATCTAGAAAATCTAAAAAATCTAAAAAATCATCTAGAAAATCTAGAAAATCATCTAGAAAATCTAGAAAATCAAGTCGTAGAAGAGGAAGACCTAGAAAAATGTAAAAAAATCTTAAATATTTTAATTATTAAAATATTTCATTTTTTAAAAAATACAAAAATAAAAATTAAAATAACAGTCAAAAATATTATAGTATATATATAATATTCTTGTAAAAATGTTTTATCTCCTTGAGGAGTACCTTTAATCAAATATTCTTTTATATTTTCAGGATCTAATTCTTCTCCATAAGTTTTTTGATAAAATTCTTGAATTGCATTTGGATTATCTGTTGGGTATTTTTTATTTAAAAAATAAGTATCATATTTTGATAAACGAAGATTTTGTCTTGAACCCTTATTATTTAAAGTTACATATGCCGGAAAATAATATAACATTACAGAAAATGGGTCAAAATCAGAACCATTTAAAGAAGATGAATCATATTTATAAACTATTTGATCCATAACTTGTTGTTCATCCCAATTATATGTACTTTTTGCCCATTTTTTTAATTTTTCGACATCCCATTCAATACTTTGACCTAAAGTGCTTTGATGTTCATGTATCATTCCTAGTGCATGACAAAATTCGTGTATTACTGTAGGTACATCGAACCATCCAAAGTTCATAGTAGCCTCAGTATAATCCTTCTTTAAACAACCTTTACCTACATAAGACCAGGATCCTCCGTTTTTAACAAAATTAATTCTAATTTGAGATTTTTTTGGATCATCGGTATATTTAAACTTAATATTAATTATTGGTTCAAATCTTTCTTTAATTACTATTTTAATCATATCAATAATAGAATTTTTGTATACATCATATTGTAAAGGATCTAGAGGTATTATATTATTATCATCATCTAAAGTTTTAAAAAAACTTAATGGAGTTTTTCTTATATCGGGATTATTATTCATAAAATATATATATAATACAGTATTTGCATCCCACAATTTTTTACTTAAAAATGCTGCTCTTAATATTTTATTATTTCTCATTTTTCCTAATTCAAGTAAATCATTATCTTTTTCTACACAAATTCTTAATTGATTTATCTGTTCCATTTATTATTTATTGTAAATAAAAAAATTGAAATAAAATGATAATTAATTGTAAAAATTATAATTAATTATATTATGAATTTTTTAAAAAAATCAATTCAATATGTTTCAGATCTCCACCTTGAAAAAGGTTTTAAAAGATATGTTATTCCAACAAAACCTATTCTTATTTTAGCAGGAGATATAGGTTATCCATCATATATTGAATATAAAAATTTTCTATTAGAAACTTCTTACAATTTTGATAAAGTATTTATAATAAGTGGAAATCATGAATATGATTTATGCGATAATAAATTACATGAAATTGATAATGAAATTGAAAATATATGTACCTCAAGAAATAATTTATTCTTTATTCAAAAGAAAAAACATGTTTTATGCAATAAAGAAAAAATTGTTTTAGCCGGTTGTACATTTTGGAGTAAATTACCAAAAAGTAAATATAAATATCATTTAGAACATAAAAAATGGTTAGAGAATACTATAGAAAATGAAAATAATTATATTATCGCAACACATCATTGCCCATTATTTCAATGTCTTAATCGTACATATCATAATTTAGTACCTAATTATTTTGCAACTGATCAAAGTAATATTTTGAAAAAAGATAATGTAATTGCATGGATTCATGGCCACTCGCATATTAATAAAGATTTTTCTATTTATGGTAAATGGGTATTAAGTAATCAATATGGATCATTTAAAAATCCTAATAAAAATTATAAACCTTGAAATCTATTTAAATTATATTCGGAATATGTCATTGGATGGCTAATAATAATATCATTATTTTCTTGATTTTTTTTTATTTGATTATATCTTTCTAATATAATTATTTCTCTTGTTTGTAATTCAAGTTCCCTTAAATCTAATTCTTTTTTACGTCTTATTCTATCGCAATAACAGCATAAAATAGTCGAATTTAAAAGAAATAATAATCCAAAACCTCCTGAAATATATATCCATATAGGAATAGATTCATAAAAATTAGGATCTAATAAATTCATTTTTATAATTTAAAAATATTTTTTAAATTATAAATTTTCTAAATCGATATCAATTATATCAAAAACTTTATCTTTTACAACAACTCTTGATTTTCTTCTGTCTGTTTTATGTATATATTTTCTTGTATGAGGACTTTCACTTTCTATTTCATCATAACTTTCTTTTCTTGAAAATATCGGTTTAGTAGGTATAATATTTTTTGGTTCTAATATTAATGTATTATTGATATCATCTCTTATTTTTAATAATTCATTTAAATACCTATTTTTAAATTTTTTCAAATAGTCTGATGGATATAATATAGATTTTTCAACAATATTTATATATTTATCTAGTTTAATTTTTATTTCATTCAAATTTTTTTCTAAAATTAGTTCCTGATATTCTGGTTCTTTAGTAAAATCTATTTCATAATTATAATTTAATCTTGAATAATTTTGTATATCATTTAATTTTTTTAATAAATCATCTTGAATACTTACAATAGATTTTATTTTAAATCTATCAGTACCATCGTAATCTTTACTTCTTTTACTTCTTTTACTTCTTTTACTTCTTTTACTATTTATATTATATGTATGAATATATTTTTTACCCATTTATTATAAAACATATTTTTAATTTTTATTATTATTCTTCCTGATCTATAGAATATTCACTTTCATCTAAAGATGAATCAAATGATGGTGGCGGTGGTAAAACATATGCTGCAGTTTCAGTTAATTTTGCTTCTATTAATTGTAATATTGTATCTATATCGCAACAAAATTTAATATCACTTGCATAAGTTTCTTTAAGATTTAAAAATCCTGCTCTAGAATTTTTTAAGTCTTCAACTAAATTTGAACACATTATTTTGTCAGCCTTTTTCTTAGATTTTTGATAACATTTCAAAATTTCAAAAGATTTATTTACTGTATCTTGTAAAAATGTTAAAGTTTTAGCACGATTTTCTTGAAATATTATTCTATATAATTGTGTTATTAATCCATCATTTTGGATATACATATATTTTAGATTTACTTTTTCACCAATTTGGATTTTGCCAATAAATTTTAAACGACTAATAGTCTCTTTATTATTATCCATTTCCTAATTATATTAAATACAATAATTTTTTAAGTAAACTTTTTAAAATTGATTTTTTTTACTTTTTTTGAAAAACATTCATAATGTCTGAAGAACATATAGAAAGATTTAATAAATATATTTTATCAAAAAAAAATAATGAAACAATATATTTACATTATAAAACTCCTGATAATTTTTCAATAAGATTAGAAAAATGTAGATGTAAAAATTATAATGATGATATCTATAAAGATTTAATTACTATCATTATTAATAGTAATTTTTTAGAAAGCTATGATTCTGAGTGTGATTCATTTGATACAATTGGTATATATTTTGAAAGAATATATTATGATTCAAGTAAAGATAATATTGGTAAAATTGTATATGAAAAAATAAAAAATTTAAAATTTGATAAATATTATGGTTCATACAATAATGAGAATAGAGAATTATTAAATATAGAATTTGATTTATTTCCAGACCATTTCGAAGATAAAATATGTTCAGTATGTTATGAAAATACATCTTCACAAACAAATTGTGGACATATGTTATGTTATTTATGCTGGGAACAAATATTAGATAAAGGAAATTCTTTATGTCCTATGTGTAGAGAATGTATTAGATTTGTTAATTATGAATGTTTTATGGATGATTGTAAATGTAGAAAAACTTAGAATAATAAAAATTATTTTTAATAAATAAATTTAATAATTTATTTATTTTTTGAATAAAAATGTCTATAACAATAATCACGCCAACATATAATAGAGATGAAAAAATTTTATTAAGATGTATTAAATCTGTTGATAGTCAGATTTATAAAAATTTTAAACATATAATTATTGTTGATGATAATTATTTTGACGAGAAATATATTAGTAGCAATTTTATAGATAGTCATTCATCAAATAATAGAATATTTATTACTTTAGGTTATAGAAGCAATAATTATGGAAATTCACCAAGACAAAAATGTATTGATATTGCCGATACAGAATATATTATATTTTTAGACGATGATAATATTATTTTTCCAAATTATTTATCTGAAATGATAGATGGGATAAAAAATTATGATATAGGAATTTGTAAAATTATTCATATGGGTCCTTTACCTGCAAATTTACATCCACCTCCAAAAATTTTAGATGGAAATCCTCCAATATTAAGAAATATAGATACATTACAAATCATTGTAAAAACAAATGTAATGAAAAAAGAAGGTTGGGAAATAGATAAAGGATATTTAGCAGATGGTTATACTATAGAAAAAATTTGCAAAAACCATTCTTTTACTTTTATAAATAAAATTTTAGGAATCCATATGTAATTATGCAAAATATTTATCTATTGAATCTTTATCACTAATTTTTATGTCCTTAATTTCTTTACGTATATTATTAATAATTTTCTTTGTTTTACTATATTTCTTTCTCAATAATTTTAATTCCTTTAATATTTTTATAATATTTTGTTTATTATATTCGCAACTTTCACATAGCATTTATAAAAAAAATTATTTATTATTTAAATCTTAATAATAAATAATTATATATAATGTTTAAGGTTAAAAAAACTTTATTTTTTGAATATTTAAAAAAATGGACAATAGATAATAATATATTTAACGAAAATTTAATTAATTGGATTTATCTAAAAAATGAAACTGATAAAATTTTAAGAGAATACGAATATTTTTTAAATTTTAATTATAAAATTTTAAAAAATGAAAATAAAGAAGAAGAGATCGATGAAGAATTATGGAAACCAATAGAGAAGATAATATTTTTATGGTTTAAATTTTGGTTTAATAGGAATTATGAAAATTGTAAAAATATAGATTTAGTAATAAATGAATTTTTAATTAATTGTTTTAAGTATTATTGATTAATATATACAAGTGTTAAATATATAATTATAAATACAGAATCTAAAATAATAAAAGTAATAATGGAAATATCTAATAAATAATCATTTAATCTAATAATTTTATTATCATAATCAACACTATTTAAAAGTAATAATACAGATGTTATAAATGTAAATATTAAAGATATTAAAGTTAATATCTTAAAAATTAATACTGATTTTTTTAATTTTTTTTTATTTTTATATCTAATGTAATTTTTATATGTTAAATTATTTTTTATAGTTATATTATAAATATCATTTTCATATTGAGTTTGAACAAACTTATCTTCTTTCATTATATTTTCATCAAAAACTTTAACATAATCTAAGTCATCTGACAATCTCGAATAATAAGACATTAATAAATTTAATGATTTTTAACCATTAAATTCAATTTTAAATATATTATTTGCTAAACATTTCTTGAAATTTTTTAATTTCTTCATCGTTAGAAAGGATGAAACTTTTATTCATAACAGAAACATCTTCCTCATTAGGAAAGATAACACTTTTTTCCATATCAGAAACATTTTCATCCTTAGAAAGTATAAAACTTTTATTCATATCATCTTCATCGTTAGAAAAGATAACACTTTTACCCATCTCAGAAATATTATCTTCCTCTTTAGAGGATTCTGATATTTTTTCAAACTCTTCATGTAAATGCAGATTCTTTTCAATAGTTTCTTGAGGTTTTTTACATGAAAATGTAAGATCAATATTAATATTATCAAAATTGGAGTAAAAATATATTAATAATTTTGTATTAATAATACTTAACATTATACAAATATACAAGTAAATATTGTAATAGAGAATAATCATACCAATAAAAATTGCTATATTTTCTAAATTATCTTTAATTTTTTCAGTATTTAAAAAATTTGTGTTCATATTATATCTTGATTTTTTAATAATATTATAAAAAATCAATTTTATTTTTTAATAATTTTTTATTACTAATTTTCTACTATACTTGCTATATGTAGCATTCTTTAGTACATCTTTTATTTTTTCTTTAATAAATATTCCTTCATCGGTTGAATAAATAATATTATTTATACCAAGACGATATAAAACTTTTGTACAAGCTAAACATGATTTTGCATTTTTTATTTCTCCATTTGCTGTTATTCTAAAATTGATAATTTTTATATCATTTATTTTACGACTTTTTAATAATGTTTTTTTAATTTTTGAAAATGCCTGAACTTCTGAATGTCTTGTAGCGTATTCTTTAACAACATTAACCTGTCTGCAAACATAATTTGTAGCTCCTCCAAGATTACAACAATGATCAGCAGAAATTATTTTTCCTCCCTTCATAATAATTGTCCAGTTCTTATTGGAACCCTTTACCTTTACCTTTACCTTCCCTATCTGCTCTATCCGAGCACAAAAACTTTTGATATTCGATAAAATTAATTATCTTTTTTGATATTACTGAATTATTAATGTTCATGATAATTATTAATTTTTATAATAAATTAATAATAAAAATCAATTTTTTTATTTAATAATTATCAATTCTTTTAGTGTTAAATTTATTAATTTCTATTTCGTGTTCATAAATTTCTATTTTTTTAAAAAAGTCTAATATAAATTCATTTGATAATAATTTTTTATTTATTTCATTTACTTCATCTTCGCATTTTTTAACATATTCATCATATTCTTTTCGGTTTTCTTCAGTATTATATTTTTTATATTTTTCATAAGCATTATTCCAATATTCATTATATTCTAGATAATTTTTATAATTTTCTTCTGTTTTCTTAGAAGGAGTAAACCATGAAGATTCCTTTCCATATCCAAGATAATCTTCATATGTTTCATTATGTTGATTATTTACATACGTCAACCCATAATAATCATGAAATGAATCATATATAGGTTCAATTTTAGTAACAATTTCATCTTTTAGTTTTGGATGAAAACCTAAAAAATTTCTTAATATATCAATATTATTCTCATATTTTTCTATAAACTTTTTTCTTGCTTCTTCTTTATCATTTGCAATAAATGTAATTTCAAGTTGTCTAATTTCATATTCAACTTCATATCTTTAAAAACTTTCATTTTAATTTAATGTGAAAATTATACATTAAATTAAAAAATATTTTCAATTTTAAATAAAATTTAAACTTGGTTTATTAATATTTTTAATTTGATCAATTACTTTTTGTCTATTTTTACTTCTAAATTCATATTGATTTGCAATAAAATCTTTCTTAAATTCGTATTTTAATTCTTGTTTTTTATTAAACGCTACATTTAGTAATTGATCAATTGGATTAATTAAAAGTTTTATATAATACATAAAATCTATTTTTAATATATTACTATGTGATTGAAAATATTCAAGACTTTCTAATTTATTGTATTGCTTATCATTTTTAATACCATTATCAATAATAACATATTCTAATCTTGAACCATTATCTACTCTTTGTCCTCTTTTTCTCATTTTTTCTGCTAATTGTACAACTGCTGGTAAACATTTTCTATAATATTCCTCTTCAGAATCTGCTTCCTTTAATTTAAATTGCTTTTCTCTTTCTTCCTTATTTTTAGGAAGTATTGGTACTGTATAATTGCCAATTTTAGCTTTTTGTTTACCTTTTTCATCAACAAAAGGTTCTACATGCATATTATTTATATCACCAACTGCTTTAGTAACTACATAATCTTTATACTCTTTTGTATTAGAACAAATTTCATTTAATTGTGTTATTAAATAATATAATATATCATCTCTTGAAAATCCATCAAAAATCATACTAATTATTTTTTCATAAATTGATCTAATTATTAAAGCATTATCACGTCTAGCTAAAATAACACCTTTTTTTCCTATCTTTTTATCTACAATTCCATCTCTACCACAAGATCTATACATATATCTTTTCTTTGTTAGAATAAAAAATTGCCAATAAATTGCTTCTTCAAACGCAAGTGATATTGGTTTAGGAAATAATTTAGAAACTTCTGCTGCTACCATTTCTGCATAGTCCCAAGATTCATGTGCAGTTTTTAAATGAGGAAAACTAATATAATTTGAATTATGCACAACTAATTGTCCAACTCCTGCAGCAAAATGATGGTTTTTTGTTTGTATATCATAAATATATTCATCATTATCAATTTTTATATCAACAATCTTTTTAACGACATTTGGTATACGTCTGAATTTTTTTTCAGGAGTAGAACCAGTAAGTTTATATACATCTGGTTTATCTTTACGAGTATTTATACTTACTTGATATCCAATACTTTTCATTATATAAAATAATCCTGCTGAACCAATAGCACCTTTATTACTTAAAGAAATAGCAGGATCTTTTCTACTTCCATCTCCTGAATAATATCCCATAAAAAAAGACTGACGAATATCAAAAGGTGAATTAAAAATAATTGTAGGTATTTTTTTATATTTTCTATCATCGTAAAATAAATTACGATATTTATTTACAAAACTAATTAAAGTACCAGAATGTTGTTTTTTACGTGAAAATTGCACAGCTTCTAATTTATTTACTTTTGAAGATTTCAGTGTATCATAAATTTTAAAATTAAGAGTTTTTTCATTATTTTTTAATATATTACATACTCTTTCTAATAAGTTATTATCTTGATTATTTATAGCCCAACCTGTTTTAGTATATTTACCATATAAATATTCTCCACATGAACCATCCGCAAAAAATAATCCCCATACAAATGCTAATTCTGCTGTTAATTCTTTATATTCAATATCTGGTATTATATAATTTTCAATTACATCTTTTGTAATTTTATTGTTATATAATGGTTTTTTAGGAGTATCTTTTGGTAAAGGTAATTCTGATATACATAATTTATCACCAATCTTTATATCCAATGGAGTAACACTTTCTAATTTATCAGTTAATAAAGAATGTTCATTAGAACAATTAACTACACCAACATGTGTCAATACCCGACTTAAAGGTTTTTTTATACCACATCTAACAACATTAATAATATCTGTAAACCCACCATCACTCCATATTTGGTAACCTAATTTTGCTTTTGAAATTTCTTTATTTGGATTAATACGTGTCCAATTTCCATCACTTAATTCTTCTACTGTTTTATAATCAAAAATATTATTATATTTTATCAATACAGGTTCTGTTGCTAATACACAATCAGTATCCCCATACACTAGTTTTCCTTTGTATTTTTCTTGAATAGTTTTAGCTACAATTTCAATATTAGTTCTTCCCATATAGGTCGTGCACATTGCCCCTGGCATAAAGGGTAAATATCCTTTTTTAACTCCCATGGCTCCATACATGCTGTTATGAACAATCATATTTCCTACTCCAGCTGCAAAATGATGATTTTCAGTTTCTATATCATATACATATTCTTTATATTCTTCATTATTATAAATAGTTTTATTGTTGACATTTTTTTCTGTAATATTTTTTTTACAATTACATAAATTATATATTTCTGGTAAATTCATTTTTAAAGTACGAATTCCAATATTATATTCTTTACCACAACAATATTTTCTATATTTTATTTTTTTTGTATTAGTATTATATTCGACTATATAAGAGTTACGATTTTCTGCAACTATAATTGAATCATCTAAGCTATTTAATAATTTTTCTCTTGGAAATCTATCACAAAAAATAGTAATATTTCTATATAAAGACTTTTTCCCATCAAAAATAATATTTTCATTATTTCTTATAATTATTTTATCTTTATTATATTTATCATATTCTTCTTCTTTTTGATATATTTTATCTATTACTTTTATTCTATCAGTATGATTTGTTCTTAATTTTAAAGAACATTGAAGTCTATAAATAAAATCTGCATCTTTATCACCAGAATAACTTACACTTACTTTATATCCTAAACTTTTTGCTAAATAATATAAAGATGCAGAACCAATTTGTCCTTTATTTTGAATTATTATACCTACATCTAAATTTCTATTTCCATCTCCTCTATAATATCCTAGTAAAAATGATAATCTTATATTATAAGGAGCATTAAAAATATAATCTGGAAATTTTTTATAATTTCTTTTATCATAGAACATTTTTCTATAACTATTCGCAATATCAATTATATTTTTTGTTGGAACTAAATGATAACATCTAGCTGAATCATAATAATTAGATATTTTAAAAGTTTCTTTTTCATTCTTATTTAATATATCTTTTGCTCTTTCAAGTAATTTTATATCCTTATTATAAATTATCCAAGAAGTTTTAGCATTTTCTAAAACTCCCCATGTTCCACATGTACCTTCCGCAAAAAATAGACCATGTATAAAAGCTAATTCTTCTTCAGTATTTTTTAATACGTAATTATCAATAATATCATTAGATAAATTTCTAAATAATGGTTTATCAGGTGTATCAAAAGGTAATGGAAAATCATGATGTAAAAGTTCCTCATCTAATTCAAGATCTTTTGGTTTAACTTCTTCACCATTTTTTCTTAATAAAGAATGATCGCCTGTACAATCTACAGAACCAGTATGTGTATTAACTCTGTATAAAGGATTTTCCATTTTATGACGCATAACATATTTAGGTTTTGTAAATCCTAAATCACTCCAAACTTCTAAATTTTTAATAGGGGTTGAAACTTCTTGTTCGTCATTAATAAATTTCCAATCACCAATTGATATTTCTTCTATAGTTTTATATATAAAATTTCCATTTATACGACAAGGAATTGGTGTAGTTCCGCGAACACTATTAGCCGAGACCTTATACGCAAGCTGTCTTTTATCCAAAACATTATTTAAAATCTTAATATCACCTACTTTATCACTTGTTATAAATTCAATTTCATTTTCTTCTTTATGATCTAAACAATGTTTTGGATTTTTATCTTCTTCTAAACCAAATTGTGCTATTTTTTTACAATTTTCATCAATACATACAGAATTTTTAATAATTTTTCTTGTATTTTTACGAGCATCTAATAAATTTTGCAAAATTGTAGGAATAACTCCTTTTGGTTCTTTTAAAAATCTATAATTTCTTTCAGCACACATAGGATTTTTTGATATAGTTTTAGCTATTTGCGCTCTTTCTTCTCTATAAGGTTTCATTTCATCCATTAATTTATTAATTTCATCTTGAATATCTTGTTTTATTGATTTATTAATCTTTTTATCTCTTTTTTCTCTTAATTCTTTAATTTTCTCTTGCGTTTTTTCAATATATTCTGATAATTTATTTTTACGAATAACTTTTGGATCATGAATACATGAAACATGATCCGACCATCTAAAAATATTACATTTACTATCTGGAATACTATCATCCCAAACAATTGTTGAATAGTCAATATTATAAGCTATAATAGTGGTTGGATATAGACTTGCAAAATCAAAAGGAAGTACACGTTCATAAAGTCCAGGTACTGGTGGAAATACATGTGCACCTACATATCTTTCATCTTCTTTTGTAATATATCCATCTTTTTCAACAACTATATCATTTTCTAAACAATATTTATATACTTGAGAAAAAACTTTAATTTGTTGTCCTTGAGTATATATTGAAAATATGGAAGTATTGTAAGTAGATGCTTGTTCTGTTAAACCAATCCATGTTTGCATTTTTTCCATTAATTTAACTACTAGAATAGAATCTTTGATACAATATTTTCCACAAATACCCATAGCTTTTTTTGCTTTTTTACTATATGTTCCATCTTTTTCTTTCTTTGTTCCTAATCTATAACACTTAAAAATACCAGTATGAGATAAATCATCTTTTGTATCTCCTAATAAATTTAGAGATACTGTTTTTAATTGATAATTATTAAATTTATAATCTCTTCTAATTAATGGTAATAAATCTACGAAAAGTCTTCCTTCCGCATCTAAAAATTGAAATTCTTGATTTTTATATGCTGAAGAAGACCATTTAATTGTTTTTTCTTTTGCATGATAATATTTATGAAAACCCATTTTATCAAAGTCAGAAATACAATAACATGGTTCTTTCGCACGTTGAATCATATAATTAATATCGAACCCTAATATATTATAACCTACAATTACATTTGGATTTTCTTCTCGAACTAATTCAGTAAAACCCATTAATAACTCATATTCAGTATCATACATATGAATTGTGACATTTTCACCAACTATATTTTGGTCAGGTTCTCCAAGAGTTAATAAATAAATATCGTAATCTTCTTCTTTGCAACCTTCACGAGCAAATACACAAGAAATTTGAAAAACCTTATCATTAGGTTTATTTGGATTTGGCATAGCAAAAGGATTACTAGAATTAACTTCAATATCGAAACCCATTATCTTTGGTCTACCAACTATAGTTTTATCATATTTACATAAATTTTTTGATTTTACAATAAATTCTCTATTACACAATGTAAGTTTTTCTGTATCAAATACTTCATTACCTTTAAAAGTAATCCATCCTGCAGTTGGTATGTTTTGATTACAAACTAATTGCAAAATAGGATCTGCATCTTGTTCATGCATTTTTATTTTAATATAACCAATTCCCATAATATTAATAGATTTTTTTAATGCAAAACCTAATTTCCTAATATCTTCTTTATTAGAAAAAAAACATTTTAAATAAGGAAATTTCTTTTTATTTCCTTCAATATCTAAATAAGCTCCATATAATTTATATTTCATTTCAAAACTTTTAGAAATAGGTTTATTTTTTGGAATTAATTGGTCAATTTTATTTCCCACCATTTGTGCACGAGATGCAGTCCATGTTACATCTGATGGTAATTCTAAATAAATATATGGTTGAAAATCATCAACTCTTATACACACATTTTCATTTTTACTATTAATTCCATATATTCTAATGGATGTAACATCTTGTTCTTTTTCATCCAAAAACCAATAGTAAGAAAAAAAATTACTTTTTATCACTTTACCACTCATTTAATTTTTTTTTTAAAAACACTTTTTTTTTATCAATTTTATTTTTAAATTTTATGAGTAAAAATATATAATACAAGAGAAAAAAATAAAATAAAAATATTATTATTATTAATTTATAATAATAAATAAAAATATAAAAATGTTAAGAAGTGGATCGATATGTATTAGTTTTTTATATAAATATCTAACAAGCGAGAATAAGACAGTTGATAAAGAAGGATATAAAACTTTAGAAAAAAGAAGTAATAAATTAAAATGTTTATCTGATACTTTTCAAAATTATGGAGGAGTCTTAGCAAAATTATCACAAATTTTATCATCTGATAATGAAGATCATAAAGTTTTTTCTGAATGTAAACCATTTTCCGAACAAAAAACAATAGAATTTCTCAAAAAAGAGTATAATGATAATGATTTTTTAAAAAATGTTGAAGAATTAGATTTTAGTGTTTTTAAAAGTGGTAGTGTTGGTCAAGTACATAAAGCTATTTACAAAAATAATAATATAGTTTTAAAAGTTCAATATGTTGGTTTATTAGAACAAGTGAAAACAGATCTTTTTATTTTAGATCAGATAACAAATTATTTATTTAGTTTTTCTGATTTATCAAATGCTATGTTAGATATAAAAACAAAATTACATGAAGAATTAGATTATAAAATAGAATTATCTAATCAACTTCTTATGTATAAACTATGGTCTAATGATGTTAGTATAAAAATACCAAAAATTATTCTTGAACTTTGTAATGACAAAATATTGGGCATGGATTATATAGATGCTAATAGTTTAACTTATTTTATAAATAATTCTACACAAGAAGAGAAAAATAATATCGCAGAAAATCTTATAAGATTTGTTTTTACAAATATTTATAAACATAAAATATTTTATTCTGATATCCATTATGGAAATTTTTTAGTTAAAAATAATAAAGAATTATATGCAATGGATTTTGGATGTTTAATAAATTTAGATAATGATTTACATTCTAACTTAATAAATTTACATTTAAGTGTTTTAGACGAAAATATAGATTTATTTTATACAATTTTAGAAAATATGAAAATTATAAATAAATCTATATCTGAAAAATCTAAAATATATTTATATGAATATTTTAAATTACAATATATGCCTATTATTTCTGATAATTTTGAATTTACAGAAGAATGGTTAAAAAAATCTGATTATAAAGACACAGAATTAATGAAAGAATGGAATCTACCACCAAATATGGTATACTTAAACAAAATTCCATTTGGATTGTATAATATTTTAACTAAATTAAATGCAAAAGGAAATTTTAAAAAAATATTTGATAAATTATTAAAAGATTTATAATACCCATGAAAGACCTGGATCTTCTTCGGCAACATTATATACTTGAGGATTTGTCCAAACAGTTCCAGATGCTTCACCCCCAGATAAAACATAGTTTGATTTATAATTGTAATATGGTTTTTTTATAGGAGGATAAGTTATTTGTGTTTTTTTTTATCAAAGTATTATAACATTTAGAAGAATTATTCCCGTAATCATTATGATATGTTTTTCTATTCATTTTATATTTAAAAAATATAAAAATAAATTATATAAATTATATGAAAGAATTTTTTATAAATAATATTAAAATTTTAGTTGGTAATAACGCGAAAGAAAATTGGGAATTATTAGAATTATGTAAAGATAATAATATATTTCTACATTTAACACATTTTCCATCATGTTATGTTATTGTTTTTTGTGAAGATTTTCCAGATATATCAAGTATAGAAGAAGCTGCAAAATTATGTAAAAATAATACAAAATATAAAAATTTAAAAAATATAAGTATTGATTATACTTTATGTAAAAATATTACAAAAGGAGATATTTTAGGCGAAGTTATTTATAAGAGTAATAAGAAAGTTAAAAAAATTATTATTTAAAATAATTATTAATTAAATATATGAGTTTAATATTAATTTTTCATTAATTGCTTTTTCTATGTTTATAATAACATTATATTTGATTTATTGTTATTTTATATTTAATAATAGTAATGAAACCCCTGAAGAATGTGAAATTTGTTTAGAAAATCATTAATTATTTACTAATATTTTGCCATAATCTTCCATATCTTATTATATCTGGAGGCTGCACTGAACTATCCGCAATAAGATTTCTTTGTATTAAACGAACTAATTTTGATAATTTTAATTTATTTATTTCGTTTCCTCCATTTGTAACAATATATCCAAATATATATCCAGTAGCATTTTTATATTCAGGTTTTTCTAATTTTTTTATATATTCTAAAAGTATTTTTCTATCGTTTTCATCTAATATATTTTCTCTAGATATAATATCTAAAGATATTGCATTCACACTTTCAATAAACCTTTCTATCGGTGATTTTTTTGTTCTACTTTTCTCTTCAATATCTTCAATTTCTATATCTACATCATTTCTAATACCTGCTCTTTCGAATGCATTTCTTTCATCTCTAAATTCTTGCATAGGTTCTTCGTTATAATCATCATCATAATCATCAAAATCCATTTTTATTTAAATAAAATAATTTTTTAATTTTGATATAATTTATAAATATTAAAACCTATAATTAATATTCCTATTATAAAGAAAAACACTCCAAGATCTTTTTCATAATATCTATTATTAGAAATAGTATTAATAACATTAATTATATTACCAATCTGTAATATGATAATTATAATAAATATTAAAATAATAGCTATTCCAAAATATATATGTTTAATATTTGCGATTAATAAAGATATAGATATAAGTAATATAAAAATTCCTAATAAAATATATAAATATATTATTAAATGAGATTCCATTTATTAATAAAAATAAAAAATTGAAATTTAAATTAAAAAGTATTGTTTATAAATACAAATGTTAAACGTTATTTTAGCGGTAGATAAAAATTATGGTATTGGTTTAAATAATAAATTATCATGGAATATTCCTGAGGAACTTAAAATTTTTAAAGAAAAGACAAAAGATTCTATTATAATTGTTGGACGTAAAACATTAGAAAGTTTACCAAAATTAAAAGATAGAACGATTTTTTGTATTTCTAAAAATATAGAAGTTAAATGTTTACAAGAAATAATTCGTGTTTTTCAAAATATTGATGATGCTGTTAGAGAGGCAAAATATTTAGAAAAAAATCTTAATAAAAAAATATTTATTATAGGTGGTAATGAAATATATAATTATTTTTTCAAGAATTATAAGAAAGAATTAATAATTCATATATCATTTATACATAATAATTATTTATGTGATACATTTTTTAACAAAGATAATATTAAAGATTTTTATATTTCTAAAAAAGATGATTATGATTTATTTACACATTATGAAATGATTTATCAAAAATATGGTGAAAATCAATATTTAAATCTTATTAAAGATGTTATAGAAAATGGAGAAAGACGAAAAACACGTAATGCTGAAACTATTTCTGATTTTTGCAAACATTTAAAGTTTGATTTACGAGATGGATTTCCACTTTTAACTACAAAGAAAATGTTTTTAAAAGGTATTATAGAAGAACTACTATTTTTTATTAGAGGTGATACACAAAGTAAAAAACTTGAAGAAAAAGGAATCAATATATGGAAAGGTAATACAAATCGTGAATTTTTAGATGCAAATGGTTTTAAAAATAGAAAAGAAGGAGAAATGGGTCCAATGTATGGTTCTCAATGGAGAGATTTTAATTCTATATATGATACTAAACAAGGACCAATAGAAAAACAAATATATGATACATGTATTGGTGAATTTTACTGTAAATGTTGGGCAAAAGGTTATGATACTCCAGAATTACCAGAATTCGGAGTTGATCAGTTAAAATTTGTTATAGATGAGATTAAAACGAATCCAACATCTAGAAGAATTCTTATGACAACTTTTAATCCAGCTCAAGTTCATCAAGGAGTTTTATGGCCATGTCATTCGATTACAACTCAATTTTATGTTCAAGATGAATATCTTGATATGTTTTGTTATAATCGTAGTTCAGACGCATTTTTAGGTCTTCCTTTTAATATTGCAAGCAGTTCATTATTTTTAATGATTATTGCTAAATTAACAAATCTCAAACCAAGATATTTTAATTTAAGTTTAGGTGATGTTCATATATATGATAATCATATAGAAGCAGTCAATGAACAAATAAAAAGAATACCTTATTTATTTTCACAAATTGAATTACCTAAATTTACAGAATTAGAAGAGGTTGAAAAATTAACATATAAAGATTTTAAATTAATAGATTATCAAAGTTATCAAAGTATTAAAGCTGAAATGATTGCATAAATAATTTAAATTTTTTAATAATTTAAATTATATTTAATCTATTAAAAAATTATAAAATTGAAATTTTTTTATCATAATTTAATTTTTTTATTAACTACGTTATGTCACAAGTATCAGATATATTTTTTTATAACAAAGAAAATCTAATCTCATTAGATAAAAAAAATAAGACAATTTTTATAAAAAAGTTCATAAATAATCTAGTTCATTCATTAAATGATAATTCTTTAATTATTAAAGAACAACAACCTTCAGAAAATTATATTTATAAATTATATTCTGATGGAACACTAACAAGAGAAAAAGGTGGTTGGGCATATGGAAAAAGAAGTACATTTGATATAGAGTGTGAAATATTAAGACCAAACACATTTTTTACTTTTCCTTATAAAGGTCAGTATGAAGGAGATACATATGCTATTCTTACATTAGAAAATTCTTATAAAGTTAGAGAGTTAATGAATGAATTATTACTTCATATTTAAAAAATTTATAAATCTTTTTTTATAAAGTCATAAATAATATTATATTCTTTTTGTACCAGAAGTGGAACATATTTATCAGTAGAAGCATTTAATATGTTAAATAATGATGTTTTTTGATATATAATTTTTATATTCCATAAAATTAGTATCATTAATACTTTTTCCCAGTTTATATTAAGATGTTTGAAATAATTACTCACATAATCTATACTTGTTGTAAATGGAAAGTAATGTATCCCAGAAGCGCATATCTCTTTTGAAATATCAAGATCCGCTTCAATATACTTATCTATCTGATAATTAATAAGATTATTATTATAAAAACAATAATGAACAACTTTACATTTAGATTTACAACTTCGTATTAGTCTTATATCACATATATATACTTTATCTGTTCTATATTTGTAATCATTCGCAATAATTCTACTTTCTTTAGGTATCTTTAGTAAACATAAGTAATAGTCATCGCTATCATATAATATTTTAAAACCATAACTGTTCATTTTATATTATTAGATAATGATTTAAGCTTATTATTCTCATTTTTTACTAATTTTATTATTAGATTTACAATTCTTTTATTTATTTTCTTAATTAAGAAAATAAATTAAGTTAATTATTAATTTAGAAAGGTTTTAATGAAAAATCATAATAATATTTAGTCGGTTCTTCATAAGAAGGAGTCTGAATATTATTATTCTTTTTAGATAATATTAATTTTATGATAATTATTAATATGAGTAAAACTACTAACCCAATTATAACATAAAATAATATACTTTTTGTAAATGGTTGATCATTATTTGCTGCAGCAGCAGATAACTTTGTAATATTTTTCAAATCTCTATTTCTTTTTGCTTGTGCTAATGCTTCTAATTTTTTATTTAATGCTTCCTGTTTTTCCATTTTTTGTTGTTCTTCATATGAAATACCTGGATTAAAAAATTCTTTGTTTTCTAATTCTCCTGGCAAAAATGCTACAACTCCTCCATACCATATTTGACCATTATAATAGGGTATATCGACTTGAACCCATTTTTCTTTTGGAGTACTTGTAGACATTGCTATTTTACAATAACCTTTATCTCCTGTAAGCCCCCAACTATTTCTTATTTCCCAATATTTTATACCATCCTGTTCTCCCCAACCTGTAATAACAACTGCGTGACCGCCATTTGGTTCATCGGAATTTCTAATATATACTTTTCCTGATGCGGCATCTTTCATCCAATAATCCATAAAATCTGCGTATACATTAAATGATGTTACAACTGGACCATTATTCATAATTTCTCTTTGGATAGCTCTGATAGTAGATTCTACATTTATTATTTCATTCTCAATCTGATTATTAGAATTATTTGTAACTAAATCTGCTATATATTTTGTTGAATTTTCTTGAACTTTAAATATAAAATTAGAACTAACTTTGTTACTACAACAATTAAAACAACAATTTTCAGGTAGATTTGATAAATTATTTGGAGAAACATAATTATGTTCTCTAATAATGCTAAAAGGCCAACATATTTCTAGTTTTGCTCCATATTTTTCTAACCATTTACTTCCTTGAAATGTATTACCACCTGTTTGACATTCAAGATTTGAAGGCACATTTGGAGGTTTTGCATTACTAATTATCCAAGCAGCACTTAAATGAGGAGCTTCTATATTGTATTTTAAAGCATATCTATCTCCTAAAGCAGTTGCTAAAGAGAATGCCCAACATCCTCCACATTTACCTTGATCTCTTAATCCACCTTTTTCTATTCTATTTGTTCCTATTTTACGCCAACTCCATTCTCTTGGTATAGGCTTAGCTATAGCAGCAAGACCTCTAACTTTCTTAAGATCTGGATATCTAAAAGGCATTGCTAAAATAGCACTATTAATTCTAGGACCATAATATGGTTTTTGTTGTGCAAATAATTTTACTTTTTCTTTACCACATTTATCTGGAGGTTTATAATCCCAAGCCATTGGTGTATTATCTTCTTCGTACATTTTTATTAATATTAAATATTTTATTTTTATGTTTTAGTATATTTTTTAAATTTTCCGACCTAATAATAAAGTAATGTTAAATGATAATATAAAAAAAAGAAGACAATGGACGGATGAAGAAACGGAAACTTTAAAATTTGGAGTTAAAAAATATGGAAAACATTGGTCTATAATTGAAAAAATATATCCAATATTTAAAAAAAATAATAGAAGTCAAACAGACCTAAAGGATAAATGGCGTAATATTAAAGGTCGAAAAAGTCCTTTAAAAGAAGATATTGATTTAGGTGAGATTATAAAAGAAATTGTATCTAAACAAAATGTAAGAAAATCAAAAAATCAAAAGTTTAATAAATCTAGAAGTAAAAGAATTAATAAATCTAGAAGTAAAAGAATTAATAAATCTAGAAGTAAAAGAATTAATAAATCTAGAAGTAAAAGGATTAATAAATCTAGAAGTAAAAGAATTAATAAATCTAGAAGAATTAATAAATATATAAAATCAAAAAATTTTGAATATACAATTTATTCATTAGATGGTTGTCCTTATTGTGAAGATGCTAAACAATTATTAAAAAATAATAATATAAAATACAAAGAAATTAAAGTGAATAATAAAAATAAAGACACTATATATAAAAAAATAGATTCAAAAACAAATAATTATAGATATTTTCCTATAATATTTAAGAAAAATAAATTTATAGGAGGTTTTAAAGAATTAAGCAATTTATTATAATAAAATTTTATATAAAAAATATACTTAAAGAATAGATTTATCACAACAAAAATGTCAAATATAAAAAATATTAAGTTAACTCCTATAAAACAATTAATAGACTTAAACGGAGATAAAGTTAATTTTGATTTAAACTTCAATGTAACAAGTGCTAATAAAGTTCCGTTTGATGCATTGGTTGTTACTCAAAAAATGTTAGATAGTGAGGCGCCTCTTGAATATAAAAAAGTATTAGAAGGAACTATTAATGGAAATATTGTATCTGACAAAGGAGTATATGATAATTATTTATTACTTTTAAAATCTGATACACCCGTAGATTGTCAGGTTACAATAGATATTAAAGATATACCTGTTAATCAAGAATTTTTTCGTCAACTTGAAAAACAAAAAAATATGGAACAATTAAAATATCAACAACAGCAACAACAAAAAAATTTACAGAATCAGAATACTCAAATAAACACAGAAAATAAAAATATACCAAATAGAAATATAGAAAATTCTTTGAAAGATAAACAATTAAATTCAAGATCAGAACAAGAAAAAATATCATCATCCAAAATTAATTGGAAACTTTTACTATTAATATTAGTATTATGTATCGGAGGTTTCGCATTGTGGTATTTTTATAATAAGAATCTAAATAATACAAAAACTTCTACTCAAAATAATTCACTTCCAGGTATAAATTTAAATCAAAATCAATTAATTCAGAATATTCCTCCTGTTATAGAAAATGTTCCTTTACAAAATGTTCCTTTACAAAATGTTCCAGCCCCACCAACAGTATCAGTTGAATTAGCACCAGCACCAATAAAAACAAATTCTATTCATAATCAAATTTTGGATGCTTTAAATAATACTCCAAATGAAACTTTACCAAAATTAAACACTAATTTAGTGTCAAAAATTAATAATATACCTATATGGTAAAAATTATATATATTTTAAAGTAATAAAATATATATATAAAAAAATGCCTATTAAAAAGGAAATAATATATCCAATATTTTTGGAATGTTGTCAATACACCAATGATATTTTTTGGGAAAATATATTTGAAGATCTAGCATATGGAAAAACTCCATATGGAACATATATAAGTAAAGATTTTTTATGCTGTAATTATAAAGATAAAGAATTTAGTTATAAGATTGAGAAAAAAAATCCCGAACAATTATATGATGATATATATTTATTATTGGCAAAAAAATTAGGATTATTATCTCAAAGAGATAAATTAAAGAAAAAAATAGATTTTTACAATATTGAGGAGGAAATAAAAGAAGGAAGAAAAAATTGGTCTAGTATTAGAAAAAAGAATATAAAAGATCTTTTAATTGAAAACTATGTGATAGATATGAAAAATAAATATTTATTAAGCATAAAACAAGCAAAATATTTATTATCAATAATATTTATTGCAATGGTTTTTAAAGTTATAACAGTTAAAGATATTCGTTATGAAAATGGAAAGATAGAACATATTGATGGTATAGAAATAAAGAAAAAACAAATAAATGTCAAAAGAGATATATATAATATCGAAACTCAATTAAATAATTGTATATTAATAGAATCTAATTTAATATCAGATAATTGGGAAAAATATATAAATTCTTTAAAAAAACTTATTTAATTTTCCATTTAAAATAATTACATTCACTTATCCATTTATTATTTATACTATCATAATATGAATTTTTACATGTAAAAAAAATTTTACCTATATTTTTTCCATTTTTACATTTTTTTTGAATAGTTCTTATATTACAATAACAAAAAGGATTTTCTATATTATCTCTACAATATTTTGAACAATATCCTGCTTTTCCTAATTTAGTTCTTTTATTATCTATTTTATTATCACATTCTGGAAGTTTACATTTTTCTTTTCTAAATTCTTTTATAATATCATTTAATTTTTTTTTCTCTTTCTCTTTATCCTTTTCATCATCATAAAATTTAAGAATGCATTCTGATCCAATTTTAAAAATAAATCCTGTTTTTATATGTTTCCTAAAGAATAAATAAATACAATTATTTTGAGAGCATATACATGTTTGTTTATCTGGATATTCTCTATAACAATAATTAATCCAATTCGTTGGAATAAATTTTTCTTTTGTAAATATTTCTATGATAAATTTTAATTCTTGATCTTTATTATTTTTTAACAGTGGTATATTTTTAATTCTTGCATAACAACCTTCTCCTATATCATTAAATTTTTCATAACATATTATATTTTCTAAAATTTTTGGTATTTTTTCCATATATTAAAATAGATTTTTATATATTATTAAATTTCAATTTTTTATTTAAAATAAAATAGATTATATAATAAAAAATGACATCTTCAGGTCCATATTCACAATCATATAATTTTACACATATGTTTAATTTTACAGATCTAAGAGGTAAATATCCGATAGAAGAACCGTGTCCCCAAAGTTTATTGGGTGTTATAAAAAATAATCCTGACTTTCATATATTTTATTTTCTTATAAAAAGAGCAAATTTAGAAAGTATTTATAATTCTATTCAAGCAGAATTTACAATATTTGTACCATCAGATAAATTTTTATTATCAAAAGTTTCAGAAGATGTTTTTGCAAATATGGATATTTTAACTGCTAGAAGTATTGTAAAAACTTTGACTTTAGATACAAGAATATCAGGAGAAGTATTAGAAGATAGTCCAGCATCTTATTTTTACACTACTTTACCTGAAAATAGAATATATATTACAAATATCAATGGAATAACATATTTAAATGGAAATATAAGAGTTATTCAAAAAGATATTGTTTGTAATAATGGTGTAATACATATAATAGATGGTATTTTTATTCCAAATATAATTTAATTTTTTATTTAATATAAATAAAAAATGGAACTTAGTAAAACAAGCATTACAATAATATCTTTATTTTTAGCAGGTTTAATAATTTTTTATTTTACCACTAAAATAATTCAAATTCTAACTCCAATAGCATTAATAATATTAATTTATTTCTTATGGAAGAAAAAATAATTTATAAATTAAAGTACTGAAAATCTTTTTGAATATCGCTATCAACATCAGAATCCAAAGAAGATACCCAATTCGTTGTAACAATATGTGGTCTTATTTCATATTGTTTTAATCCAATTTTATCATTATATTTTTTAACTATATAATCTATACCATGTTTTATTCCATTTTGTTTAATAAAATTACATAATTTTTTAGCACCATTTTTATTTATAATATAACCAAAAAATCCTCCTATATATATATTTAAATTCAATTTACTAATATTTATAGAATTTGTATTATCATTTTTTCTATAAATGTCAAGATTATTATTTAAATTGCTATCAAACATAGTATATCCAAGATATAACAAATCCCATTGAAAATTTTTAGTATATAAACTAATAATTATATCTTTTATATTTTTAAAAAGATTATCTATAATTATATCATCCTCAAATATTATAAAATAATCATAATCAGAATTTTGAAGTTCCATCCATATATTATAATGTGTTAATGCACATCCAATTACAGCTTTTCTTGAACCAAAATCATTACCAATAAAAATATTTCTAATATCATTTGTTAATAATAAATCTTTTCCATCTATAGCATTATAAAAATCATAATTATTTATTTCTAAATTTTTAAATATATTTTTCATATATTCTCTTCTATCTTTTCGTCTTTCTAAATTTATACAAAAAATTTTATATTTTATATCAGATTTTTGTTTTAATTTATCAAATCTTTCTTTATGTAAATATATACCATCTGTTTCAGAGAAAAATGATGGTTCTTTTAGATTATTTTCATCAAAATTATATTTCATATAACCTATAGTATTAAATGAAATACAATCTATATTTTTTTCACAAAAATCTAACATTTCTTCTAAATTACGTGAATTGATATAAATAATATCATCACCATGATGATCTAATTTTGGAAAAAATTTATAATCTTTTAATCTCTCATTAATATCTTTTTTATTATTTTTAGTTATATTTTTATTATCTTTATAAGATTTCTTTACATATAATCCTTCAGTTTTTAAAGATCTATCTCTAAGTTCTATAAAATTACTTTCATTCACTATTATATCTTTTAAATATCCATATGTATTGAATGCTATACATTTATCATTATTATCTGCAATATCCTTTAATTCCTGTATACTTCTATTTTCATAAAATTCTATATCTCCTCCATATGAATCTTTATTAGGATAAAAATAATAATCGTCAAAATTTTTAAAATTTAAATTTAAATTATAATTATTTTCTTTCTCAATTTCAATATTATTATCTAACATAGATTTTGATAATATAAATTCATTATTAATAATTTTTTCTAATCTAGGAAAAAATTGTAATTCATTCAATATTTTTATTTTGACATCTTTTATATATTTTATTTTTTCAGACCACCAGTCTTCTTTTAAAGCTTGTTTGATAATTTTAAAATCTTCTTCAAAATTACTTAATTCTAAATAAACATAAGCTCGTGGATCTATATATTCTTTTATATTATAACATCCTGAATAAAATACTAGACTTTCTGATAATATTCCATCTATTAATCTTTCTGTACAATAATTTTTTTGAAAATTATTTTCTACGTTAAAAACGTATTTATAATTAAAAATTTTATCAATATTATCTTCTTTGTAATTTTTCCATAAAAACTTATTATTTCCTCCATATACATGAATATTTATTCCTTTTTTCTCTAAAAATTTTATAAAATCAACTTTTTTAATATCTCCCAAATTTTTATAATTATCATCTGTTATAGTCATTATAATATTATTTAGAGTATTATCCTTTTCTATTTTTTCAGTTAGAAGTTGTTGATATGTTTTAGGTAAAGTCCATACAAAATTATTTAAGAAAAAATTATTATAACCTACATATTTAAATTTATCTAAATAGATATTTTTTATTATTTTATCGAATGAATTCATTTGAAAAAATATTGTTTTTTCAGGTATTATTTCAAAAGATTTTGGAAAATTATTTATAACACAATAATAATCACATGGTTCATTCCATACTAAATTTATTTTATTCCATTTATAATTATTATCTTTACTCATCTTATTCCAATTATCACATAAAGTTTTTGAATCCATTAAATCTGATATTAAAAGCACATTAATATAATCTATTTCTAATATTTCAAAATTTTTCGGTATAATTGTTTGATCAAGATTTATTTTTTCTATAGTTTTCTGATACAAATATTTATCTATTTCATCCTTATCTTTTAAAATATTTAAAAGTAAATAAGATAAATTATATTTATTTTGTTCTAAAAATTTTTCAATATAATCCATATTTTTATATAAATCTTTAATTTATTTAAATTAAAGTTAAATTTAAAATTTATATTAATTTTTTAGTTAAAATAATAATTAATAATTTTATTTTTTACATCTTGTTTATTATCATTATATTTTCTTCCAATTTTTAAATGTTGTAATATTTTCTGTAAAGGTCTTTTTGTAAATTTATCTAAATAACTTATAAATTCTTCATAATCATCAATTGAATTTAAATATTTTTCTTCTTCTTCTATACTTTTATCAAAATCATTTAATCTATGCGAAGTTTGTTTATTTCTACATGTTTTACATACATTTCTATTTCCTTCAAATCTATCTTTATTAAATATATTTTTACAACTTTTACACATTTTTTCTCCATCTTTTAAAATAACACAATTTGGATCTTTAATAACTTCTTCAACTGTTAATTCACCATTATCAATTTTTTCATATGCTAAATTTTCTAAGTTTACACATTTTTTACATTTTTGTAAATAATATGCACTTTTTTTATTAAAATCACTTAGATGTTTATAATCTTGACAAAAAGCATTACAAAATCTCATATTTTCAGGAGCTTCTTTATTTTTTTTATCATATTCATATCTTAGTAAACGATTTGGTAATAAACAAGGTTTATCATCTTTTTCAGGTTGTAATAATTCTGGTAAATATTTTATACGTTTTATGTTTAATTGTTTATTATTTAGTTTAGTTGGTTCTTCTAAATTTATTTTCCATAATTCTTCTTCTATAACAGAATTAAAACCACAAACATTATTAATTTCTTTAAAACCTTCAATAAGTTTTTCCAAATTATAAAATAACCATTCATGAGATTTTGTTTCAAAATATTCTATATACTTTATTTTTATTATTTTTTCAAATAAATCATAATGGTCTGTATACATAATTAATCTTGCTTTAATCATTGGAATCATAGTTCTATCACTCTTTAATCTTTCATTAATATCAGTTGTCATTCCAATTTTATATTTGTCAAATTTATCATCAGTATTTTGTAATATATATACACATGGTTTTTCGTTAAACTTATGTCTATGAGTAAATTTTGTTTGAACTTTTAATAAAGATTTTTTAGCTTTAATAAGATCTAATTGTTCTGTTAAAAGTTTATCTTCAAGTTCTTTTTGATTATTTAAAAGTTTTTCTTCAAAGACTTTTTGTTGATTTAATTGTATTTGTAATTCATTTGTTTGTTCCATAATTGTTTCTTGTAATAATTCTTCTAATTTAATATAATAATCATGAATTTCATCAGCCTTTTTTGTATTTGCTTTTAAACAAAACTTTTTAAAAGTATTTACTGTTAACATTATTTTTTCTTTATTCTGACCTCCATTAACAGTTATAGAAACCGCTTCTTCGAATTGAGTAGCGGTTTTAATTATATAATCAATATTTTTAATAAAATGTTTATCTAATATTTTTTTAGCATTCCCTTTTCTGGTAAATCCTACCCATTTCCAAATATTATCAAAATCAATTACAAAATCTGTTTTTGAATTATAATTTATATATGTAAAAAAACTTGTAAGAAATAATTGTTGTTCTTTTGTTGAAAAAGAATTTTGAATTTTATTAACTAAAATATTTTCATAAGTTTTATTTAAAACTGTGATTGAATTTTTTTCAATTAAATTTATTATGTTAAACTCTTCCATTTTATATTAAAAGTTAGAACTTTAAATTTGTTTTATTTTGTACATTTTTTAACACATTTCTTTACGCGGCGGACATTAAAATTTTTTTTTTAGAAATTTCTATTTAAATATTTAAATCTTCAAAATAAAGAATGGAATATTGTTCTTATTTTATAAAAGATAAAGCAATTTTTGGGAGTTTTCCCACACAAGAATCTGTATATGAGTTAGAAAATGAGGGTGTAAGATATTTTGTAGATTTAACAGATATTGAAAAGGAAAAGAAAATAACCTCATATATAACTAAATACACTTACATAAATTTTCCTATAAAGGATAATTATATACCAACTGACTGGATCTCCTTTGCAGTGTTCATAATAAAAATTACAAAAATTATAAGAGAATTAAGGTCAAAAGATAAGATTTACGTCCATTGTAAGGGGGGTCATGGGAGAAGTGGCGTAGTTGTCGCATCTTTACTATGTACAATTTTTAATTTACATCCAACAGATGCTTTAGAATACACAACAAAATGTCATAGTAATAGAAGTATTATGAGAGAAAAATGGAGAAAAATAGGATCTCCACAAACATATTTACAAAAAAAATTTGTTCAAAAATTTTTTGAACCTTTAAAAGTTTATCATACACATAAGAATAGTATTTTATTAGGATTTTCTAATTTATCATCCCATCCTATAGAAATAGATAATATTGGAACATTTGATAATATCGAACTTGCTATAAAGTATTATATTAATACCAATGGAAATATTAATATAGAAGAATTAAATAATATATTTGAAAAAAAAATTTCCCAAAATAAAAATATTCAAAAAAATCTACTAAATACTGGACTAAGACCTATTATATACATATATACAAAAAATAATTTAGAAGAAAAATTTGATAAAAATATAATGGGTAAAATACTAACAAATATTAGAAAAAAACTTTATGAAAATTATATTCCTCCACATGATGTACATTTTGAATTATAATCATCGTCTGTGTTTTTTGTATTATAATTTGTGTTATAATTTTGTGCATTACTAATTTTTTGTAATTTATCATCTATAATATCTGAAATTATATTTTTATAATATACTCTATCATTCAAATATTTATTTATTATTTTTTCATCGGATTTACTTTCATTTTGTGTAACATCTCTATATTCTTGATTAGATATTTTTTGAAAATTTTGAGTATAAATATTCGCAAGAGGTGGTAAAAATTTTTTATTAGAAGTTATCGCTAAAGTATCATTCGTGCAACTTGATCCAAGTTTATAATAGTCTCTATTTCTATAATTATAATATTCTGTATAACTCATTTATTATTATAAATTTTTTAAAAAAAAATTACTATTTATATATTTATTTTTTATAAATAAAATGTCAAGTAATAGATATATAGAATTTAATTCTTCTTTCAGAAATCGTAATATATGGCCATTAGCTGGGCAATTTGAAGTCCCGATTTCACAAACAGGTCAAAAATCACAATATGATGCATTAGATCCAGTATGTCTATCATCTCCAGCATTTGTATGGACATGTAATAATTTTGATATGAATGGAGGTCCAATTATTAGTGGAAATTTTAATACATTAAGTTCTGTTACACCAATTACATATTCACCTAAAAGTTTTGCTGGAACAGATCCTTATACAATAATTATTAAAGCTCCTTTAAATTCTTTGCAACAAATTAGAGATTATTATACAGGTACAGTAATAAATATACCAATAGAAACACAGGACGTTGATATAAGTCTAATTATTCCACAAAGAAGAATTTTAGAATATGTTTATTTATTTAGCACAAATTCTGGAATAGGTGGAATAACAGGTGATTTTGCACAAATAAGTGTTTCGGGAGCTTTAATTGGAGCTGTACCTCCTCTCACAGGAAATGGAAGATTTACTATTAATGATCCTTCTCAAATTAGTCCTGTAACAACTGTTCCTCCACCTTTACCTTCATTTAATTTGCCTCAATGTGTATTTTTTATACCAAATGGAAGATTTCAAAGAAATGCATATAATAATAGTATTTTATATAATGAAACTAAAAGAGAATATAGAAAGATAACAACATATGAAGGACAAGATACCAGATTTTTATCAATAAATAACGAAGGTTTAAAGACGTTTAAATCAGGAGATATAAATAATTGGGGATTAACAGATAATTACTGTATAAGGAAAGAACCTCCATTTTTGCCAAAATTAGGAGAACCATATACACCTTTTGCTGGTTCTGCTACAAGAGAATATACTAATATTGATCCTATAACAGGTATACCTACTATATACACAAAAATTTATTCATCAAGTTCAAGTATAATAATATTTCAAGGTTCAAATATTCCTTATGGATATAATGAAAATTATTTTAAAAATTGTGGTGTTAGAATTTTAGCTAATCCATTTGCAAAAACAATAACAGATAGATTATATAATTATTATTTATATCCGCCTTTTTCTAAAACTAGTTATCCAGTTACAATAACAAATTTAATACCTCCTCTTAACGAACAAAGAATTATTGCATCTTCTATAAATTTTATAGATAAAATTACAAATTTAAATACTCTTGTTTTAGAAGTTTATCCACCATTTACTGTAGATCCATATGATTCATCATCAGAAAAATATGTTGGAGAAATTTTATTTTTCTCATATGATAATTTTAACCCATTTCAATATTCAGGAAGTTTAGTATCTCAACAAGATATGGTTTGTTACGAAATTGAACTTATAAATCTTATAGTTCCAAATGAAACTTTAAAAGTTGCTTTAGGTGGTTTGCCGGCATTTTATCCATATTTGTATGTAGAACTGTCTAATATTTCATCATCTGGTGGAGGAATAAGAAATACTATATATTCAAATGTTCCATATGCTTCTAAGGCAACATTCAGAGTTCCAATTGATGATATTCCACAACCGGAAGTTGCAACATTTATAAAAATTGATGGAGATGGAATGGTTCAAACTATAAAATTTAAACCAAATGATAATTTATTTTTTAGTTTATATTTTTATGATGGTGAAGTTTATACTACTATAACAAAAGAAAGATATTCACCATTACCTCCTGAGCCATTTATTCAAATAAGTTGTTTATTTAGTTTTAGAAGATTATAAAATATTATAATAAAAAAATATGATTTATATATTTGTATAAATAAAATAAAATAAAAAATGTCAACAACTAACAGATATTTAGAATTTAATTCTAGTTATAGAAATCGTAATTTATGGCCTCAAGCATCAGAATTTGAAATACCGATTTCACAAACAGGTAGAAAATCTAAAGAAGATGCATTAGATCCAGTTTGTAAGTCATCTCCTGTATTTACATGGACATGTAATAATTTTGATAATAATGGAAACCCATTTGTAGACATAGATATAATATCTACTCCTCCTCCTATACCTCCGGTACCTTATCCTCAAATAAGTAATGCTTCAGATATTAATGTATTTATAATTAAAAGTAAAAATCCCGGTACATTACAACAATTAAGAGATTATTATGTTGGTGCAATAATATCTGATGGTGCAGGAAATAATAGACGTATAATTGAATATGTATATTTATATAAAGATAAGAATTTTGATTATGCTCAAATATCTATTTTAACAGGGTTTAATCCTGCAATCGTACCTATAAGTTGTACAATAAATGATCCTAGTACTATAGATTTTACAACTTATGAAAATCCATTATTATTTGTTCCTAAAGGTCCAATACAAAGAAATGCATATATTAGTTATTTAATTTATAATGAAACACTTAGAGAATATAGAAATATTCTTCAATATGAACCTCCAACAAGAATTATTATAGTTGATACTAGAACTACATCAGGTGGTCCAGCAACTAATTGGAAAGTAACTCATAATTATAGTATTAGAGAATTAAAACCAGATATTCCTTTACAACCAGGTGGTTCATATCCAAATTTTATAAATACAGCACAAGGAACATTTACAAAAATAGATCCTTCTACAGGTTTACCAGTATCATATAATGTGACTTATATTAGTAGTGATAGCATTATAATATTACAATCTTCAAATTTATCTCTTCAAGAAGATAATTATTTTAAAAATTGCGGATTAAGAATATTACCAAACCCTGGTGTTGGTCCTTTATATAATTATGTAAGATTTCCAGAATACACTGAATTAACAGCTCCTTTAAATGAACAAAGAATTATAACGAAATCAATATGTTTTAAGGATAACTTAAGTGGAGGAACTCCTACAATTGTTTTAGAAGTTAATAATCCATTCACTATAAATCCTTATGATATTGGAAAAAAATACGTTCCAGAAATTTTGGGATTTACTTATGATAATTTTAACCCATTTCAATATTCAGGAAGTTTAGTATCTCAACAAGAAATGGTTTGTTATGAAGTAGAACTTGTAAATTTAATTTTACCAAATAATATTTTAAAAATAGGTTTAGGTGGTTTAGCTGCATTTTACCCTTATTTTTATGTAGAATTATCCAACGTTTCATCTCCAAATGGTCATCTTAGAAATTTAATTTATTCTAATGTACCAACTGCATCTAAAGCAACTTTTAGAGTTCCAATCGATGATACTATTTCTCCTCTAATTTCTACATTTTTAAAAGTTGATGGAGATGGAATGGTTCAAATAATAAAATTTAAACCTAACGATAATTTATATTTTAGAGTTTATTTATATGATGGACAAAATTTCCAAACTATTATTAAAGAAAAATATTCACCATCTCCACCTGAACCATTAGGTCAAATAAGTTGTTTATTCAGTATTAGAAGAATCTAAAATTAATTCTTAAAGTAAAATTTGAGATAAATTTATAACTAAATAGTTATAAATTTTATTTTCCTTTTTTTTTTATTAAAAATCTTCAGCATCAAAATTCCAAGAATTTTCATTCACAGCCTTAGCGACACTTGAATGCTGGTATTCAGATACAGTTTGCTCAAAAAAGTTTGTCTTACCATCTAAACACATGGTTTTCATAAAATCAAATGGATTTTCTGTATTATAAATTTTTTCAAATCCTAACTGTATCAAAAGTCTATCTGCAACATATTTAATATATTCTCTCATTAAAACTGAATTCATACCTATTAATCTACATGGAAGAGAATCACAAATAAATTCTTCTTCTATATTAACAGCTTCTCTAATTATTTCTTCAACTCTTTCTTGAGAAACTTTATTTAATAAATGTTCATACATAAGAACTGCAAAATCTGTATGAAGTCCTTCATCTCTAGAAATTAATTCATTACTTTTTCCTAAAGCTTTTGTCATTTTATTTCTACTTTTTAACCAAAAAATTGCACAAAAACTACCACTAAAAAATATTCCTTCAACAATAGCAAATGCAATAACTCTTTCTTCAAAAGGTCTATTGGAATTGAGCCATTTTAATGCCCAATCAGCTTTTCTTTTTACACATGGAATTGTATCTATAGCATTAAATAATTCCTCTTTTCTTTTTGGATCTTTAACAAAAGTTTCTATCAATAAAGAATATACCATTCCATGTTCATTTTCAATAAAACTTTGAAATGCATAAAAATTACGAGGTTCTGATGCTTTTACCTCTCTACAAAAATTTGTAATTAAATTTTCTAAAACTATACCATCAGAACCAGCAAAAAAAGCGAGAATATGTTCTATAAAATATTTTTCATTATAAGACAATGTATTCCAATCATTAAGATCATCTGTATAAGGAATTTCTTGTGCTGTCCAAAACATTGCTTTATGATTTTCATATGCATCTTGTAATTTCTTAAATTTGATTGGTAATTGAGTAAAACGTGTATTATCTTCAGTTAATAATGGTTCAATAAATCTTGTCATCCTTCTTTTTTTTTTAGAAAATATTTTTTAAAATCATTTTTATTTTTGCTTACTTATATTTATTACAATATCATCTATTATATTATTAATATAAATTTCAACTTCTTCTTTAATTTTTTCCAGATTATTTTCATTAACTTCTTCTTTAACTTCTTCTTCTTTAACTTCTTCTTCTTTAACTTCTTCTTCTTTAACTTCTTCTTCTTTAACTTCTTCTTCTTTAACTTCTTCTTCTTTAACTTCTTCTTCTTTAACTTCTTTAAATTTTTGTTTAATACTTTCTACTATATTTTTATTTTCAAATAATTGTATTTTAATTGTTATTAAATTATCTTTTATTTCTTCCATATTATCTTTTAATTCTTCTATTTTATTCTCATTTTCAAGATATGAAATATCCTCATTATTTTCCTGAATAGTATATAATAATGGGGGTTTTTCTTTTTTATTTTTATTAAAAAATTTTTTTATATATTTTAATATATTCATTTTATTAATATGAAATATATTTAATTTAAATATTTGGAAAAAAATATTAAATATAATTAAAAATGAGTAATTTTTGTATAGAAGATGAAGAACCTGATTTTTTTACGACATATAATAGAAATATTAAAAAACCTCAATATAATGAAAATAATACTCATAAAAATATCGAGTATAATACTAATATTTATAAAAATAATGAAAATAATGAAAATAATGAAAATAATGAAAATAAAAATAATGAAAATAATGAAAATAATATATATGAAAGAAATATTAATGATTTAAATTTTGGAATATGGTCTACGAATTATGATAATAGATTAACAAATAATATTAATGATTTTAATATTGAAGAATCATTTAAAGTAATAAATAATCTTAAACTAAAATCTTTTACTTATAATAAAAAATATGTAAAAGATAATAATAAATATGTTGGATTAGTAGCACAAGATATTGAAAAAATTTTACCAGAATCAATTAAAACACAAAGAAAACATATAAATAATATATTAATAAAAGATTTTAAATTAGTTGATATAGATCAAATAGTTAAACATCTAGTAGGAAGTGTACAATTTTTAACTAATAAAATAGAATATTTAGAAAATGTTTTAGAAAACATACAAGAAAAAAATAAAGAAAATATCAATCATGAAGAAGAACTTCGAGAAGATTATTTAAAAAATGAAATAGATTTATGTAATTATAGTTCAGAAGATGAAATAATAAAAATAAAAGGTCCATCACATGCAAAAAAAATATTAGAAAGTAAAAATAAAATTAAAAAATCATTTTCAAAAAAGGAAAATTCTGTGAAATTTAATCCAAAAAAATCTGTAAGACAACTTAAAAAATCTATAAATGAAAAAATTAAAAAATCTTTAAAAAAATCAAAAAATATAAATGAAAAGAAGAAGGAAAAACAAGAAAAGAGGGAAAATAAAGAAAAACAAGAAAAAAAGGAAAAAACAGGTAATAATCAATTGATTCAATATACTAAACCTAAAATGGAAATGATAAAAATTACAGATGATGAAATAATATCTATAGATATAGATAATTTAAATAAAAATTATAATGATGAATTAATTAAAAATAAAAATTTTGATGAAAATAAATGTGAATATATTTATATAAAAGGTAAAAATGCAGGTAATAGATGTTCTAAAAAATTAAATGATAAGAATCAAAAATATTGTAGTATACATAAAAAAAATATTTAAACTTTAATTAAAATATAATTAAAGTTAATTAAATAATTTATCCTGTTCATCTTTACTTAATAATAAATAATTATAACCTAAAATTTCCTTAGTATTATCAATATGTTTTTTTAAAAATTCAGGATTTACTTTATATAGTTTTTTAAATGTCTCCCAATCATTATTAATATCTGCTTTTTCTAAAGCAATATGTAGACTACAATTTTTATACTTATTATCAATATCTAAATTAAAATGTTTATATCTATTTTCATTAATATTATTTAATAAATCGAACATTCCTAATATTTAGGCAATTAAAATAATAAATTTCATTTTTATTTTTTAGATTTAAATAAAACTAATTATTATAATAAAAATGTCTTCACATTATGATGTATTAAAAATATCTAAAACTGCAACAGATAATGAAATTAAACAGGCTTATAGAAATTTAGCAAAACTGCATCATCCAGATAAAGGAGGTGATAAAGAAATGTTTCAAAAAATTCAAGAAGCATATGACATATTATCTGATCCTAAAAAAAGACATGAATATGATAATCCAAATACTTTTGAAAATATTTTTGAAAATATGGATCCATTTGGAGGAGGATTTCCATTCAATTTTTTCAATAAAAATACAAAAGTCAAAAAAAATAACACTTATTATTTATTACAAATTAGACTTGATGATGTATTTAAAGGTATAAAGAAAACTTTTAATTTAAAAAGAAGTTTTGAGTGTAAAACATGTAAAATTAATTGTACAGAATGTGGAGGAAAAGGTCAAATAACTAAAAAAGTACAATTTGGAAATCTAATTCAAATAATGAATAGTGTATGCAATAGATGTAATGGTAAAGGTAAAGTAAAAAATAATAATACATGTAATAACTGTTTAAATAAAGGTTTTACATACGAAGAAAAAAAAGTAGAATTAAATATACCAAAAGGAGTAGAAAATGGCAAAGAATATGTCTTTAAAGATTGGGGAGAACAATCAAATAATCCAAATGAAATTTCTGGAGATTTTGTCATAAAAATTAATATAGAAGATCATAAAATATTTAATAGAAATGGTCTAAATTTATATATAACTGAAAATATAACCTTTGTAGAATCAGTAACAGGAAAAATAGTAAAAATATTATATTTTGGAGAAGAATTATTATTAGAAACTCATTTATTAGGTATTATTAATCCAAATAAAGAATACATAATTCCTAATAAAGGTTTAGAAGATATATATGGGAAAAAAGGGAATTTACATATTAGATTTAACATAACTTATCCAGATAAAAAGCTTACTGTAGAAGAAATTTCTAGTTTAAATAAAATATTTAAAACAATAAAATTATAATATATTAATTATAATAAATGTTAGATTATTTAATTATTATATTACCATCAATTATAGGATTTGGTTCATCTATGTTATGTAATGTTCAAACTAATGCAGGAAGTACAGTATCTTTTAGACCACCACCATTTATTTTTTCAATAGTATGGCCAATTTTATATTTATTATTAGGATTATCATGGTACTATTCTAGAAAAATAAATAAAGAACTTGCAGACATATTTTATATAATTCTAAATTTAAGTTTAGTATCATGGATTTTTGTATATTCATGTAGAAATAATAAAAAATATGGTATATATGTTTTATTAATATCATTTATATTTGCAATGTGTTGTTATACATTAGGAGATATTAAAAGTAAATTAATGATTGTTCCATTAATTGGATGGATTTTATTTGCAACATTATTAAATATATTTGAAGTACAAAATATTAGTAGTCAACATCTTCTTTAATAATTTCTTTGAGATATAATAAATGATTAGTAATTTTTATATTAGATCTAATAACATCATTATTCTCAAGTATTTCTTTCTCTATATCTTCTGATGTATTATCAATTATAAATTCTAGATCTTTTATATGCGGACTAAAATATTTTAAAATATCTGTTACATTATTTTCGTATTTTTTACTTTCTAAAAAAGTTTCTATAATAGAAAGTAATTCATATTTATATACATTATTTCTCATTTATATATTAAAATTTAATATATAAATTTATAAATTATAATCAATTTTAAAAATAATTATATTATATATAAATGTCCAATCAAAATGAATATTCAGATTTAGATGTTGAAAGTATTAGTTCTATAGAATCCATGGTTTCTGAAAATTCTATAGATGTTAGTTTTGAATGTCCTAAATGTGGTTATGAATATGATAATTTCAATGATAGTAATTATCAACCATGTATAGAGTGTGTAAATAATTATTGTAAAAATTGTGCATATTTTTGTGATAAATGTAAAAGAGAAATTTGTTTTAGATGTTCTTATTATATGGAATGTTGCGAAGAAAATATATGTGTATCATGTAATTGGTTATGCGAAGAATGTTATGAATATAAATGTACAAATTGTATTTCAAGAAAATACTGTATACATTGTGAAATGTATTTTTGCAAAGATCATATGTCAAAAGAACATAAAATAGATTTATGTAATGAGTGTTGTGATGAATTTTGTTATTTTTGTTCAGAATTAACGTATGAAAATCCATGTAGTGATTGTTTCGAAAAAATAGATAAAATAATAGATAATTTTCAATTACCAATCGAATTAAATAAATATATTTTATCTTTTCTATTTTACGACCAATCTATTATAATAGATTCTTCTTCAGAATAAATTTTACAATCATCAAAAATATTAATAAAATCTTTTTTAATTTCATCTATAAATGGTAATAAATTTTTGTCAACTTTGACTATATAATATTTATCTCCTTTCTTTGCATTCATTATAATATAAATAAAATTTTTTTCAATAAAAGAATCAATCTTTAATTTTAACTCTGATTTATATATTTGTTTTAAAAAGTCCTTCATTTTTATATTATGAAATATAAAAATATTTTAAACTTATTTTCACCTTATGCAGAACATGCTACACATCCTTCCTCATCTTCGACCTTCTTAAATTCTTTTTCTTTCTTTGCATCAAAACCAAATCTTTGAGAACCTAATGCAGGTTTAGAACGAATATAATAGGAACCTGTTTTTAATCCATTTTTCCATCCGATAAAATGTGCAGATGATAAAGTTTTAAAATTTGGTTGTTCAAAAAATAAATTTAGACTTTGAGATTGACAAATAAAAGGTCCTCTTTGTGCACTCATAAGAATTAAATTCTTTTGCGAAACTTCCCAAACAGTTTTATAAACATCTTTTAAAAATTTTGGTAAAGATTTAATATTTCTAACACTTCCTTTATCATAAATTATTCTATCTTTAGTATCTTCATTCCATAAATCTAAAGTTACTAAATCTTCCATCAAATATTTATTAACTACGGTAAATTCTCCTGCTAAAGTTCTTCTTGTATAAATATTAGAAGTGAAAGGTTCAAAACATTCATTAGATCCCATAATTTGTGATGTACTAGCAGTAGGCATTAATGCTACAAGAAGACTATTTCTAGCTCCATACTTAAGTAATTTATCTCTTAATTCTTTCCAATTCCATAAGTCTGATAAATCTTCATCTTTAATACCCCATAATTGATATTGAAATAATCCTTCAGATAATGGAGATTCTAAATAAGTTGAATAAAATCCATCATTTTGAGCTAAATCAATTGAAGATTCCATTGCTCCATAATAAATTGTTTCAAATAACTTTTTATTAATATCCATTGACTCTTCGCTATCAAATGGAAGTCTTAATTTAATAAATAAGTCAGCTAAACCTTGAACTCCTATACCAATTGGTCTATTTTTCATATTAGATACTCTTGTTTTTTCAATTGGATAATAATTTTTATCTATAATTTTGTTCAAATTAATTGTTAAATCATAAGCCAAGTTTTTGAGTTTTTTATAATTAATTTTTGGTTTTAAGAATTTCCAACAATCATCATAACCACCTATATGTATAACATAATCTCCTTTAGTCACAAATAATTGTGGCACTGTTTCAAATGGTTTAACTGTATTAAAAGTAGGTTCTGATTTAATTCTTAACATTTCTGCTTCATCTGAACCAATTTCTGTATACGTAAATCCAATCTTTTTAAGTAAAGATTTTAATAATTTACAATATGTGCAATCAGAATTTGTAAAAATTTTAATTTCATTATTATTAAATTTATTAAACAAATCTTTTTCTTCTTTAGTAAGTAAATTTGTCCATTTAATATGACTTGGAGAAAATTCTTTAATATTTGGATATTCTAAAATATTTTGAAGACAAATTGACGCTAAATTACATACGGCTGTTTCTTCCTTGTTTGATACTTCAACAATTTCAGCACAGAGGTTGCTTGATTTAATGGTTCCAATATTTTTTTGATTACTCTTTTTATTTGCAGCATCCTTATATAACATATAAGGTGTGCCTGTTTCTACTTGTGAACTAATAATTGCTTCCCATAAATCACGTGCTTTTATTTGTTTATTATATCTTTTTTCTTCAACATATTTTTTATATAAATTATCAAATTCTTCTCCATAAACATCTGATAATCCTGGACATTTATCAGGACACATAAGATACCAATCTTCATTATTTTCTACACTTTTCATAAAAAGATCAGGAATCCATAACGCATAAAATAAATCTCTTGCTCTTTCCTCTTCAGCTCCATGATTCTTTTTTGCATCCAGAAAAGTAAATATATCTGCATGCCATGGTTCAATATACATTGCAAAAGATCCATTTCTTTTACCTGATTGATTAATATACCGGGCTGTATCGTTATATACTTTTAACATTGGCATAATTCCATTTGTAGTTCCACCTGTTTTTCTAATATAGGAGCCATTTGCACGAATATTAGAAATATGCACACCTATACCTCCCGCCCATTTGGAAATTTTTGCACAATCTGTAATTGTTTCATATATACCTTCAACACTATCATCTGTCGCAGTTAAGTAACAACTACTAAGTTGTGGATAAGGTGTACCAGCATTAAATAATGTAGGTGTTGCATGTGTATAATTTTTTAAAGAAATATTATCATATGTTTTTTTAACATTTTCTAAATCATTCCCATGAATCCCAATTGCTACTCTCATAAATAAATGTTGAGGTCTTTCAATAACTTTTTTATCTACTTTTAATAGATATGCTTTTTCTAAAGTTTTAAAAGCAAAATAATCAAGTAAATAGTCTCTTTCCATATCAATAATTTCATTAATTTCATTTTGATATTTTTCAGCAATATCTAACACTTCTTCACTAACTAAAGGAGCTAAATTTCCTAATATATCTTTATTATTTCTTAAGTCTATAACAACTTCCAAGAAATTTTCTTTAGTATTTTTTTGATGATTACTAACAACAAGTCTTGATCCTATAGTTCCATAATTAATATTCTCTGTTACCATCGACATACATACTTGCGATGCTAAATTATCTAATTCGGTTGTAGTAATACCTGAAAATATTCTATTACAAATTTTTTCGTAATTAAAGTCGCATCAATATCATTAATATCAAATAATAATTTTTCTATTCTTCTGGTAATTTTATCAAATTTAACAGATTCTTTTTCACCGTTTCTTTTAATTACGAACATTTATTTAATAAATAAATTAAAAATTTAAAAAATCAATTTTAAATTTTTAAAATGGAAAAAATTGTATGCGTTTCTGGTTATTTTAATCCTTTACATTATGGACATTTAGAATATTTTGAAAAATCAAAAGAACTTGGAGATAAATTAATTGTAATTGTTAATAATGATAAACAATCTATATTAAAAAAAGGGAAATCATTTATGCCAGAAGATGAGAGATTAAAAATTATACGTAGTTTAAGAATTGTAGATATGGCAGTATTATCAATAGATGAAGATAGAACTGTTTGTAAAACTTTAGAATCTGTAAGACCTCATGTATTTACTAATGGCGGTGATCAATGTAATGAAATTATTCCAGAAAAAGATATTTGTGAAAAATTAGGTATTAAACTTGTTGATGGTATGGGTGATAAAATTCAATCATCTTCTTGGTTGTTAGAGAAGGCACAAACATAGTATATGTTTTCTTAAATAGTATAATAAATTATATTTTAAAAAAATTTTAAAATATATTAATATTATAAAGAAAATGAAAAGAAATATTTATGCGAATATAAAAACTTTTGGAGAAAGTGATAAGCCATTAGAAGTAGAAAATCCTTTATCCTATTGTTTAAATTGGACTGTTGATCAAACTTTTTTACATGGCGGAAATTCTTATATATATGGACAATACAGCCCTGAATGTCAATCATTTTTATCTGACTATTGTGCACAAAAATGGGATGCATTTTGTGAAATAGCATCTCATAATAATAATATTTCATATCCAAATGTTCTAGATCAGCATTTAAATGTTACTTCTGGTCTAACAGCTGGTGAAATATTAATTAAAAATGCAGCTGCTAGAAAATATTTAATTTCAATGAGTTCTAATTGTGTACAACAATTTCAAGCTTTTGATCCGACAGTTGCTAGTTCTCCAATGATATCTTATTGGGGTAATTCTGGTGATTGTACATCACCATGTGTTCCAAGATATGCTGTAAATCCTGCAGAAATAGATAATGATCCTATAATGAATAAACTTTTAGATAAACCATCTATTGCTTTAGACATTTTAGTAAATATTTATGAAACAATGTCTCAAATGGGAACTATAGTTCATTTAAAAGGTACTAAATTAGGAATGTTTTATGATTTATATAAAAGAAAATGTCAAGAAAGAGCAAATTATAATTATTAAATTATAAAAGTTTACTTTTATCATAAATAATTTTTTTTTTAAAACCATTTTCATCTATATAATTAATCATCGGCTTTGCGAATTTTACGTCATCTTTATCACAATATGAAGATCTAAAACTACACAAAGCTTTAAACATTTCTCTTGTTTGTTTTTTATAATAGTCATATGCTTTATATAAGATAATTATTACTATAATAAATATTAATATTATTATTATATACATTTTATTATATTTAAATATAATATTTAAATATAATTAACAAATACTAGAAGGAATCATCGCCATTCTTTTCTTAGCATCTTTAACATCCTGTAAATTGCAAATATTATCATAATAATTTTTTGCAATCTGATATTTATTTAAATCAATACCAACATATCCAGTCCATGATAATACAATATGTAAATAACTATCTGCAATTGTAAAATAATTTCCAAAAACATGTTTTTTATCGCTATTTAATAAGTTTTTCTCTAGATAATTCATTTTTCTATCAAAATTATTTAGTACAAATTCTCTAATATTTCCTATACATGCAGGATTGAATAATAATCCAATTGTAGCATGTAACTCAGATGCAATGAATGATAAAATTTGAGATAATTGATATCTTTCTGGTGTTTCAGAAGGTGGTGCTAAAATAACATAATTTTTATATGCTAAATTTGCAATATATTCTAAACATGCAATATTTTCATTTAAAATATCTCCATTATCTAAAACAATACAAGGAACATTTCCTTTCGGATTAATTGTATAAAAATCCTTTCCCGATTCTGTTTTATGTGTCATTAAATCAACTACCTCACAATCAAATTTTAATTTTGCTATAAAAGCCGATATAAATGAAGATGCACCACAAGAAGTAGGAGTATAATAAAGTTTAACCATTTTTATATATAAAAAATATCTTTTTAGATTTTAATTATTTTTAGATTTTATTATATTTATTATTTGCTGTTTATTTTCATTTTCTTTAATTTCCTTATCTTTTTCATAATAGAATCTTAAATTATTTTTATCTAAAGTTACGTCTAAGTTATTCTTTTTGCCACCCTCAATTGCCTTATACAATGCATCTTTTCCTTCTTTGTAATTTCCATTATAAAATGATATAATACCCATTAGGTTCCATCTTTTATAATCATATACTAATCTATCAACAAAAAGAATACAATCATTAGGATATTCTAGTTTACATGCTAAATTAATAAAAGTATATGCCATATCCCATTGTTTATTTTTATAATAATATTCAGTAATTCCTACTAAAGGTTCAGCTCTTTTAATACAATCATATGCTTTTAAAAACCAAGCCATAGATTCATACCATGAATGTTTTAAAGCAAAACTTATTATTCCACATTTATAAAATGAATAATATTTTTCCTCATTAAATCCCTCTAATTCTGTTCTTAATTTATAATAATAAAATGCATCTTCATATTTATTTAAACATAAACAAGTTTGAGCTAAATAAAAAATTGTTCTTGGATTATTTTTATCTTTTTTATATTCTTCTAAAAGTAATACTTCATCTCTAATAAATCTTTTTTGTGATTTATCATCATCTTGAGTTCTATCTTGATAAAGAACAATTTTATCATCTATTCTTGCAATATTATTTTTACCATCAACTTTCTCATTAAAACATTTAATAAATTCATGAACTGAACCTACATATCTCCATTTTTCACGTGATTTTATTACGCGTACATTATAATATTTATCTATAACTCCAGACCACCATTCCTGACATAACATAAATGCGGTATGTATTTTATTTTCTTCTAAAATTTTTCTTAACATTTCACCATTTCTTAATTCATCATTAGTATCAAGTAATAAAATATAATCTATATCCTTAAATGTCTCAGCAAAATCAATTGATTCATTTCTAGATACTTCAAAATTTATAAATTCACCTTGTTTTAACCTTAATGGTATTTTATTTTTTTGTGAAAATTTTTTACAAATTTCTATTGTATTATCAGTTGAACCAGTATCAAATATAACTAATGAATTTGCAAAATTTTTAATACTTTCTAAAGTAACATGTAATCTCTTTTTCTCATTTTTTACCATTATTAATACTGCAATATGTACCATTTTTATAAAATTATTTAAATATTTAAATAATTTTAAAACTTTATAGAAAATTTATTTTCTTCTTCAACTTTTTTATTTATCTTTATTTCTAGTACACCTAACTCATTCGTATAATTTATACTTTCTTTTTTTGTAATACTTAATGGAATTGTCACTTCTCTTATAAATTTACCATAATTTATCTCATTTTTTATTACATCTCCATTATTTTTATTAACTCTTTCACCTGAAATTTCTATTTTATTATTAAAAAAATTCAATTCAATAGAAGATGGTAATACCCCAGGTATATCAACAATAACATAAATATAATTTTTATCTTCAAATAAATCTACCATAGGTCTCCAATCACACTCTTCTTTATTTGAGTAATTAATAATAGTATTACAAATTTTTCCAATAATTGCAGTATTTGGATTTTTTTCTAATGCATAAATTCCATAAGAAATTAACTCTTGAATAGACATTTTATTATAAAAATATAATGTTTAAATTAACATTGAGAAAAGAAATTTATTCTATTATTTTTTACTTTTGTATTTATCTTATAATTTTTAACAAAATCTAATCCTAATAAAATAAATTTTGATAAATTTTTACTATTTGCATAATAAAGTTCCATTTTACCAGGTGTTGAATTAAATAAATTATTTTTTACAATATAATTAAATAGTTTATCGACTTTATTATTATATAAATTAATTGTATCGTATATTTCATCTACTCCATCAATTTCTCCGTAATCATAAAAATAGTCTTCTTCATTTTCTTTTTCTTCTTTTTCTTCTTCATAATCATCATCTTCATCTTCTCCTTTATAATCAATTTCATCTTCTTCTTCCATGTCTTCTTCTGGTATAACATCAACTTCAGATTCTTTTTCCTCTTCATCTACAAAAATTTCTTCAGGAGGTAAAACTTGGTCCTCAAATTTATTTTCAATATCTCTATCAATATCATCATCTTTAACTAAGGGGCCTCTTGTATCAATTTTTTCTTTAACTGGTATATATAATTTTTTTGATGTTATATCAATCTTATTAAAATTAATATTTAATAATATCGCTACAGCTAGTTCTACCTCATCTTTACCTATATTATTATTTTGTTTTAAAAATATTTTAGTTATTATTCCATCTGCTTTAATAACTGATTTAACAGTAGAACTCAAATTTAATATTTCTTTGTTATATTTTTCTATACCTGATAATATATTAATAATAGCAGAAATAATACAATTATCTTTTCTTAGATCCAATATTTTCATATCATTATTTTGCAAAGAAACAATATCCTGTATTTTCATTATAAAATTTCTAATATTAGTTAATGATGGATTTTCTAAAGATTTCATAATAAAATATAACATTGAAATTATGCGTGACCATAATATAGATATAATACCTGATGAATTTTTAGAAGATTTAACACTTTCTAATACAATATTTATAAAAAATAATGGTATATCTAATGTGATCTTATCTTCAGATGATACTCCTATACATTGAGGATATATACTATTCAAAACAATATGGATGTAATCATAACTAAATGTTATATCATCTCCGTCTGATGTTTTTTTAGTATATAATCTACAATTTCTTGCAGTATTTATAAAATCTTTTATTCTCATTCTAACCCATTCATTTATAAAATTATCAGTTTCCATTATCTCTATTAAAGTATTTTCTTTTACTATATTAAATTCATCTTCAGTATGTAATTTAAAATATTTATCTCTTAATGACATCAAATACTTTCCAATAAAATTTTCTCCATTACCATTACCTATACCTAATACATAATCATTTCTATCTGTCCATACTATTAATTTATTTTCAGTTTTAAGTAAAATATTCTGTAAATTTAAATTTTCAAATTTTTTATCTAAAGCTACTTGCGCAAAATATCTTAACTTCATTCCTTTATCATTCAAACTTAGCATACTAAATTTTTTATAAATTTCTTTATAATCAAGCCAATTTTGTGGAATAATACTATTCCAATCTTTTTTGTCTAAATTTTTTAAAATATATTTTTGTGCCTCTTTTAGATTCTCTATATTTGATATTGTTGCAAATAAATTGGCTGTTATATAATGACTAACAGTTGGATAAAATAATCCATTTATTTTTAACATTCCAGTATAATATACTGGAGAAAGTACTTGAAATGAATTTTCTTTTATAAGGTCTAAATCTGAAATATAATTAGGGCTTGGTGAACCTGTATAAATTTTTATATCTTTTGTTATTTTCTTTGGTTCTTCTGGAATATCTGGTATTTTAAAAGTTTGAGAAAAATTATATTCTTCATTTGATATTATTTTTAAATTTAATTTGTTAATTTGATCTAAAATTTCTTTAGGTAATTTTTTATTTTCATATAAAACAAAAATTCTTCTTTTCAAGTTATCATAATCTTGTGCAGATAGTCTAGATAATTCATCTTTTTTAGCTTGATTATATTTTTCTCTTGGTAATTCTGGATACTTTTTACTTATTACACTATCTATATAAATATCAAAAATATTATTCATTAATCTAGTGTCATATAATGATTTTAGATCTTTTAAACGTTCTTTTCTTATATAAAATATTATTAGTGTAGGATCATTTATAGATGCTTTTAATAATTTTTTTAATTCAGGTTGAGTTTTTATGGTATTCTCAAAATTTTCTCTGCTTGTTAAAGAATTTAATAATTCTACGACTGATGATGCTTTCCCACGGAATAAAGTATAATATTTATTAATTAATTCATCTAAATTATTATAATTCTTATCAAAACTCATAACATTTTTTAAAAATGCAGATAGATCATTATAAATAAATGTTTCATTATTAAGTATAAAATATAATACATATGCTTTATATAAATTATTTGCTTCTGTCATATCTTTACTTCTAATTTCTTCTCTTATTTGCACTAAATATTTTCCTAATATGTTATTACCTTTACCATCTACTCCTACTCCTAATAAATTATTTTCAGATTCATATAAAATATTACCATTACCTGTATTAAGTAGAATTTTTTGCACATCAGGATTTTCAAATTTAACTAAAAGTCCAGTATATAAAGACTTTACTACTATATCTGATATTGATATATTTGAATATCTTACATATGCATCATATATATCTTTTACAGGAGTATTTTTTACAATATCTCTATATTTAGTATTATCAATCATATTAGTATATATAAATTGAGTAACTGTATTCCAAACTTCGTATTGATTACTATCTTTTTTATGTAAAGACATAACATGTTTATAATTATTACTTAATGGTCCATATGGCATAATATTTGGATTAAATAATTCAATTGCTGACATTTTTTATTTATTTACATATTTTTTTTAAAATAAAAAATATACTTTTTAATAAAAATGTTTAAAGATTATTCTTTTCTAAACATATTAAATGAGTATAAAAAGAATCATTATATAATTGAAGCTTATCTAAATAATAAAACAGTAGAAATGAAAGATGATAATGATAAACTAATAATGGACATGCCAATTCCTATATTTTTAACAGTACTTGTATTTTCATTTGGTGTTTGGATTTTTGCGTTATATGTTTTAATTAAATATTGGAAAAAGTTACCACAATGGGCACAAGTTTTTGGAATTTTAGGTTTAATTACAGGTTTTGGTCCTGTGTTAACAATTTTAGTTGTGTTTATTGGAAAAGAAAAATAAATTTTATATATAATTTTATATAAAATTATTGAATATTAATTTTTGTTCTATTAGAAATATTTGTTTTTATTTTAGGTAAAGTCATATTTAAAACACCATTAATATATGATGCATTTATTAAATCTTTATCTGCATTTGATGGTAAAAGGATACTTCTGCTTAGTTTTCCATAACTTCTTTCAAATTTATGAAATCTGTTATTATTATCCTCTTTTTCATAATTTCTCTCAGCTGAAATTACTAAATTATTACCATCTAATGAAATATCAATGTCAGATTTATTTACTCCTGGAATATCCACATTTATAACATACTCATGTTCATTCTCTTTTAAATCCATTCTCATATGAGAATAATTATTCATGATTGTATTCCTTCTAAATGGAAGACTATAATCAAAAAGGAGATTATCTAGTGAGTCTATATCGCTAAGAATACTGTTAAACCGTGTCAATGCCATTTTTATTACATAAATTAAATCTTTAAATCATAATTTAAAAATATACAAATTATATAATAAATATAAATGAAAGCTCTAATTACATATATTAAATATCCACCACTTACAAAATATTTTTATTCTTACATTAATTTGCAAGTTATAAATAGAATAAAATACTGTAATATTTGGATTAGAAAAAATTTTTAGAATATTTAAAATGTTTTATTTTAATAAATATGAATAATCATAAATATATTAAAAATAATTACAATAATAACAGAAATAAAAATGATAATTTAAGTTATCCATGTACATTAGGATTTTTTGATACAAGTTTTCAAAGTCATTGTGTTAAACAAATTAACGATTATTTAAATAAAATAGAACCAGCTGAAAAAACAAGAAAATTAACAACCTTAGTAAGTAGATATCATCATAATAATTTAAAGTTATAAAAAATAAATATAAAATGGAAAAACCTTGGAATAATGTAAATAAAAATGATTATAAATGGTTTAGATCATCAAATCATCATTATCTTAATATTTTAAATGTAAATACAAAAAATATAGATGCTTTTATAATTGTACAGGATTGTAATATGGCAGGAGAATATTATAGAATAGTTTTTTGGATTGATAATGAAAGATTCTTTGATACTACAAGAAAAGAAAAATGGTTTTTTGATTCACCAATGGAAAATTTAGAATTAAATAATATTATAACAGATAAAAGAACAAATACTAAATATATAGTAACTTTTTCAGAAAAATTTTATAAAATATTGGAAAAAATTTAAATATTTAATACATAATTTTTGTATTAAATAGTTGTCATAGCTGCTAGTTCTTTCTTAAATTCTGTATTATCATCTTGTAAAGAACTTATTGCTTCAGTTTTGTCTAATATTAATTCAAGTTTATCTACATTTGTTTTACCATTTTCATCTACACACCACTCATTTGCTAAATTATATGCTTTTGTTTTTATTCCACTTTCAACAAGTAAATTTGTTAATTTCTTTGCATCAACATCTTTTTGAATATTTCCATTTTCATCTTTGAATTTATATACATATCTACTAGGATCTGAACATATATATTTTAAATTTCCATTATCATCTTTAATTATATTTTCTAAAGCAAATTTTGCACAACCTTTTTGACCTGAAAAAATATATTCTAAATTATAATTATTATCTATTACATTTTTAATTTGTTCAGTATCTGTTAAATTTAGAGAATTAATTAAATTTAATGTTTTATTATTATTATTAGTAATATTTTTTGGTTGTTTAGCTATCTCTTGTATATTTTTATGATCACTCTCAAGTATGTTACAAATGCTTTTTAATTTTATTATTTCTTCTTTATATTTGGTATTCTCATTCAATATATTTTTAATTATATTATCTTTTTCATTTATATTATCTTTTACAAATTCATTTATTTTTAAAAGGTCCTTCATACATATATTTTTTAAATGATATAATAAATTATTCTTTTCGGTTAATTCTTTTGAACACATATTACATTTAAAAACATTACGATTTTCAGTTATAATTCCTAAAGAATTTTGTATTTTAATACAATATTTTGCTCTTTTTTTATGTAAATTTAATGATGAAGAGTTAGAAAAATTAGTTCCACAATATTCACAATTCATTTTATAAACTATATCACACCTTTAAATGAAGATTTCAAAAAATTCAATAAAATATTATAAATTTTATAATTTTTTATTTTTTTTTAAAGTGTATTTCAATATTAAAAAATTAAAAATCATAAAATTTCAAAATTTTCATTTTTGAATCATAAAATTTCATAAAAAATCGCAAAATTTTATTGACATTTTCTTAATTTTAAAGTCAAAACAGTTTAAATTTTTTATATTATACAAATATTTGTTTGATATAACCTATAACGCCTTATTTTATAAAATTTTTTATCATATAATGTCAATTTATATTTTAAAATTATTACGAATCATAAAATTTCTTCTCACACACAAAAAATGTGTGTGGAAAAAAATATTTTCCAAAAAGTTTTTTTAAAAATAATTTTGAAAAAAAACTTTTTGGAAAATATTTTAAAAATAAAATAAAAAAAAGAAATTCAAAATTATATTTTAAAAATCTTCTTTCAATAATTTTCGGAAATTCTATTTTTTTGTAAATTTTAAGAAAAAAAACATCTGAAAAAAAAATCATTTGACATAAACAAACGTAAAAAAGATCTGAAATTGAATTTAAACTCGAACTACTTTATTCATTAAATTTTATAAGACTTTTATAAAATTTAAAAGTGATTTATTTTTGGTATAAAAAATATTATAATAACACTAATAGAAAATTATTATGATAAATAAAATGGGTTATAAATTTTCATAAAATTCTACTGCGTCTGGATGTGCAAATACTTTATCAAAATCTAAATTTTTTATACTTAATCCCTCGAGTGTTCTAACACGAGATAATGCTACATATGCTTGACCATATTCAAAAATATTTTCCAAATCAATTTCTGCATAATCTAAAGTTACTCCTTGTGTTTTATGAACTGTACAAGCAAATGCTAATTTTAAGGGAATCTGAGTAATAGTCATCAATAACTCTCCATTATCTTCTATTTTCCATACTTGATGTTCAATTATTCTTTGTTCTCCATTTAAAAATCTAACTACTGGCAAATCTTCTTGAAAATCTACAACTACTCCTCTTGAACCATTTGCTAATTTACATTCTAAATCAATATTATATAATAACATAACTTGTGCACCTATACATAATTCTAATAATTCTGGAGCAATACAAACCTTTTTAACTTTATCTTTAACAAATTTCATATTTTTTTTTAATACTTGATATTCTAATTCATATTGATAAAATTCTAATTCCGGGTTTTTTTTAACAAGTTTATTTAATTCTTTATTATTTTCATAATCAACATCTCTATTTAATGAATAAATTTTTGTTGGTAAAATTCCATTTTTATTCTCTAATTTATAATTTATTCTAGAACTTAAAATTTCTTTTGTTCTTGATGTTAATTTACCAACTCTTAATTCATTTAAACATTCCTGGAAAATTTCATCATCTTGTCTATAAATATCTTGTAAATAAATAACTTTATTAATACATTTTTCCCAAGATTTTGATTGAAAACAAAATTTTTCAGAAGCCACACAGGGTAATTGGAGGAAATCCCCTGTTAATACTAATTGTATTCCTCCGAAAGGAAAATCATTCTTTTTTATTAATCTTGCTAAATGTTCTAATTTATCAAATAAAATAGGAGATAACATAGAAACTTCATCGATTACAAGAATATTTAAATCTCTCCATCTTTTATACATTCTATCATTATTAACAATGGTCATATATAATGTTTCTACTGGATCTTTTCCTAAACCAATTCCTAGATACGAATGTAATGTAGAACCACCAATAATAATTGCAGAAATACCGGTTGTAGATGTTAATCCAATATTTTTAAGATTTTTATATTGTTTATAAAATAATTTTATTGAAACAGTTTTTCCAACACCTGCTGGTCCTGTCAATAAAATATTTTCTCCTTTCAAAATACATTCATATGCATATTTTTGTTTATCAGATAAATTTCCTATATTTATATCTTTCATTGTTGACATTTTTAATAATATTATTATTATTTTCAATAATATTATCAATTTTATTTTTTATAATTTTTTTTTAATAATCTTTTTAAAGGTTTAATTTCTTCTTCCTCATTAATTTCATCTATATTTCCATAATTTATCTCGTCTTTTAATCTAAAATTTATATTAATATCCTGAAATCTATCTTTTGAATATCCTAATTTTAATAATTGATTTATTCTAAAATCTAATAATAAATCACCCTCTTTTTCCATTCTTTTTACAGGTATTTTCATATATTTATCATCTTTATTATTTGGATGTAATATAACTAAAAACATTTCTTTAATTTTTTCATTATAAAATTTTTCTAAAATAACTCTATATAAATTTAGTTGTAATGAGTAATGATAAAAATTACAATCTAAAATATTTTGAAATGGAAATTTTCCTTTTTTATTTCCAAAAGATTCAAATTTAATTTCCTTTGATCTTTTCCAATCTCCTAAAGTTAAAGTTCCATCATCATTTCTAAATACTGCATCAATTGAACCTGTAATTCTCAATTGTTCACTAAATATCATCCATTCTGTTCTATACATTTCTAAATCTTCGTGATCTTCATAAAATTGTAAAAATTGCTCCATTTCTGGCGATTCAATCTCAATTTCAATATCATTATAAAAATATTCTATTAACGCATGCATTTTTGTACCTGCTTCTGATGCTTCTATTCTATTTTTTTCCCATAAATTTTTAATTTCATCATAAGACATTTTATAATATTTATAATTTTTATCATACTTATGTTCAAATTTATTTAAAATATTTTTAATAATTGTTTCTTCATCAAATTCATCAAAAAAATCGTGTATATAGGTTGTTGCTGATATTAAATCAGTATCATCATCATCAATCCAATATTTATGTCCTTCTTCTTGAAATTTGATTCTATCATCAAATGGATGTTTATTTTTTACACATAATAAATTTTTATTTACATTAGAATCTTGAGTTCTTAAAGTCATAAAAATATTTAATTATTTTAAAATTAATTTTCATTTTAAATTTTTAGATCTCTTTTTTTTACTATTAAATACAAATATTATAAAAATAATTGAAATAATTACAATTATAAATATAAAAATGTAAATAAAATAATTTTTTTTATCTTTATTAAAATCTAAAGTAAAATTTTCCCTTTTACCATTCAAATTCAAATCATCAAAAATAATTCTATCATCTAAAATACCTCTTGGTAAATTAATACATGTTTTTCTTTGTTTTTTATAAGATCCTTCAATATTAGAACCAAATACTTCTAACTGAATAAATAAAGGTTTATAAGTATATGCATTTATTTTCTTATTTTTTATTAAAACTGAAAGTATATAGTCTGTTGTATGATCTTTAATTTGATAATATTTATCATAATTTATAAAATTTTCTATAATTTTTAATCGTGATTCTAAACTAGGATAGTATATTGCAGCTGTACATAATGGAGCATTTAATTTTGTAAATTTATTTTCAACAAAATCATTGCAAAGTTCATTAGAAAATTCTAAATATATCATATCTGCATCTGAAGGACACTCATCTACTATTTTTTGTAACATTTTTTTAGTATTTTTTATACTATAAACTGGAACTATGTCATCCTCAAATATAAACATATTATTTACTTCTTCATTTAATAAAATATTTAAATATGTATAAGTATGAGAATTTTGATATTTATTTGATCTTTCTAACTTTTTATTTAATAGTTTTTTTAAATTTTTAGTAGTTTCATTGCCTGCTTCAAATGGTTCTTTAACTGTAATATCATCAAATTTTAATTCACTTTTTATTAAATGCATTATGTGTTCTAATCTTTCAACTTTTTCTTTTTGATTTATAATAAAACAAGGTGTATCATAATATAACATTTTTTATTTATATAAATAAATAAAAATTTAAATATTTTTTGCTTCTTCATATGCAAATTTATCAACAATTTCATTATACTTATTGCCATTATGAGCCTTAACCCATTCAAACATAATATTTTTTCCCTTAATTTCATTATCAAATTTTTCCCATAAATCTAAATTTTTATTTCTTTTCCATTTTCTTGTAGCACAATTAATAGTCAATTGACTATCTGAATATATTTTATAATCTTTACTTTTATCTACTATAAATTTAATAGCTTCAATAACAGCCGTTAACTCCATTCTATTATTTGTAGTTGATTTTTCTCCATTACTTTTAGAAAAAATAGTTCCATCTTCTTCTATAAAAATAAATGCCCAACCTCCAGGACCATTTGGATTTTTTAAACAACTTCCATCTGTATATATTTCTAACATTTAATGTTAAAAATATTATTTTAAATTAAATTTTCAATTTATAAATTGTTTAATAAAATCATCTTTTTGTAATATTTCTACATTATTTTTCTTTGCATCCTTTATTTTTCCTGAATCGTCTTCTATATCTTTTACTATTAAAAAATTAGTATTTTTACTTACTGATGTTGTAACTTTTCCACCTTTTTCACAAATTTCTTTTTCAAGTTCTTTATCTCTAAAACCACTAAAACATATTTTTTTATCTTTTAATAATGAATTTTCCAAAGTTTTTTCTTTTTCTATATTTTTAACCATTTCTATTTTCCAACGAATATAAGGAGTTACATCTTTTAAGAATTTATTTGCATTTTCTAAATTTTCATATATTTTATTTGCAGTTTTATCAGAAAATCCTTCAACATTTACTATTTTTTTAATAATTATTTCTTTATCAATAATATTATATTCTTCTAATATTTCTGGATAACCTTCAAATAATGCATTAATTTTTTTTACTCCTATTCCAAAACCTAAAACTCCAGATGCACCAATAAGTAAAGGAACTGTCATTTCACTCAACCCATTCCTAATATTTTCATATATTTTTGTTGCTAACTTATCTTCAATACCCTTAATTTTTAATAGATCCTCTTTTTTCATTTTAATAATATCTAAAAATGTTTTATATCCTTCATTATATATTTTTTCTACAGTCTTTTCAGAAACAAATTTAACATTTAATTTCTCAAATATCGATGTAATCATTTTTATATTCATTTCATCTGTTTCGGATATATTATTATTATCTATTAATACATCAACTTTACTTTCATTCCATTTAAAATTTTCTGGCATTTTTGGAAATTTTGAACTTTTAACCACTTCTACTATATAAGGTATAACATCTCCAGATCTTGTAATCTTTATAACAGAACCTTCTCCTATTTTGTTATCATATATAAACTTTCCATTAAATCCAGTTGTATAATTAATATTTACTCCATTTAAATGGACTGTTTTTACTTTTATTCTTGGTTTTAAAATTCCCCATTTAGATGTATTCCATTCAACATCTTCAACTTCAGTCTCAATAATATTATCTCCTATCAACATTTTAAAAGCAAATGCATATTTAGGATTACCGCTTATATTTCTTTCATATTCAGCATCAGGTTGAACAATAATTCCATCAATTTCGTAAATAGAATTATTTTTTGAATAAATTAACTCTTCTTCAAGATTTTCAATATCAATATTTTCATAAGTTCTATTATAAACTATTTCAAATCCTAATTCTTTTAAGATTTTTAATTGTTGAGATGGTTTTAATTTGTCTAAATTTCTATCAATAATTTCGTATGCTATAAAATCAACATCATTTAAACCATCTCTAAAAGATTTAGATCCAACAATTCCAGAAACCATATTTCTTGGATTAGCAAAAGAATCCTTATATTTTTTTTCAAAAATTTCTTTTTTTATTATTAATTCACCCCTTATAACAATATTTTCCTTTATATTTTTAGGTATATTTTTAAAATATTTACATAAATATGATATATTAGCTCCAACTAGTCCATCACCTCTTGTGTATAAAGAGATTTTCTCATTGTTGCATATTAATAAACAACTTATTCCATCTAATTTATCTTCTAAAATATATTTATCACATTTATTTTTCACAATCCATCTTTCTAAAGCTGATGGATTGTCATTTTTAATTTTATCAATTGAACCTAACCAATACGGTAATACAGTTCTATTCTCATCATCTCTTAATTTTGCACCAACATTTTCAACATAATTTTTATCTTTCTTAATAAGAATTTCTTTTAAAATATCATACTGTTCATCGCTTAATATAGTTTTTTCAGAATTATAATAAATATCATCACAATATTCTTTAAAAATTCTTAACTTTTCAATATCTAACTTATTAACATTTTTTTTAAATTTATCTATAGATAATAAAGAAATTTTTCTAATACCTTCTTCCATTTTGTAAATTTATAAAATAATTTTTTTATAAATTCATTTTTATATTTTTAAAAATTTACTCTCAAATATTTATTATTATTAATCGTACCTCCATTAACTCCCATAGATTCAATTCCACATTCATTAGTTCCACGTCTAATTTTAAATAAACCATTATCTCCCCATTTATTATTCCATGAATTCATTACTAACCAATAAGGGACATTATCTTCTACACCCCATCCAATAATTTTAACTGCATGTCCGCCTAACTGACTACCTGTAGTATATACATATACACCACTTTTATATGTTGGAAAATCTTCATAAACTGTAAACGCTGCAGATACTGGTCCATGTGCCAAAATATCTGCTTGGATATTTTCAACTCCTGATAAACTATAAGCATTATCAACTTTATGGATATCATTTGAATAAGAAATATCATAAGTTTTTTCAGAACATTGAGTTGGACAACTTTGAGCTTTTCCTGAAGGAGTTTTATCACATGCAAGATGTGTAGGATCATCTACATGATGTGCACATGATTCAACTTGGTAAGGTAAACAATCTCTACCCTTACCAATATCTTCATAATTACCACCTGTTACAATTCCTGTAGATTTAAAATAATTCCATGCCATTCCAGGTTGACCTCCATTACACCCTAACGAAAAACAATGTAGAAAATTACAACAATCTACAGTAGCTTGAGGAGATAAAAATTGTTGGAAATTACCATTTGTTGCAATACAAAGTCTATCATTAAATGCTTCTGTAGAAGCAAATGCCCAACATGATCCACAATTTCCTTGGTCTCTTGCAAATCCAATAGTATGGCAATCAGGCCATTGAGTTCTAGAATCAAATTCTTCAGGAATATTTAAAAATGTTGTATCATATGTTTTTTCAGGTAATTTATAGTCATCATTAATAAATGTACCACATAAAGAAGTAATATTTTCTTTTGAAAATCCTGTAAATCTAGGACTTTCATGTGCAGTCCAAAAATTTTGTTTTATATTAATATAATTTATCAAATTCTTTGTAATTAAAGGTTCTGCAAATGTTAAACCGATAAAATTAAGTAAGAGAAGAATTGTTTTCATTTTTTATTAAATGAAACTAGTTTTTAAATATTTTTATAAAAAAATATTTAAAAATTTTTTATATTTTTTAAATATAAAAATGCCCAAAATTACCTATATAATAATTGGTATAATACTAATTTTGATAGTTATCTATATTATTTACAAATTTGTTTTTACAAAACAAAATTTTAAAATTAGTAATGAAATGAATAATTATAAAATTCAAAGTAAAATTTCAAATAATTTAAATAAGTTGATAAAAGAAACTAGAAAAAAAATGAAACTTAATATATCTAAAAAATTAAAAAACCAAAATAATATGAGAGCATTAGCAAGTTTAAATTCTGTTAAATCTTATTCTGATGGGGTTATTAAAAGTTCTAGTGATTTACCTATTCAATTTATAAATGTTATAGGTGGTTCTTCTATAGGTAATGTTGTTAATCTACCTAAATGTAATATGTTAGAAACTAAAGATGTATTAGCCAAAGCAAAAAGTTATATATTTAAGGAATTTCTACCAGTTGGAGAAATTGATTCTTTTTCTGGTTTTAGAAACATGGTTAAAAGTAAATCTCCTGAGAATGAATTAATAATTAAAACTACGGCTGGAAATCGTATATTTTCTAAGCTAGATTATTATAGTAACACTCAGGATATAATTAAAGCAGTAGCTGACGAAATTTCTGTAACAGCAGGAGGTTCTTTTGGTAAATTATCAGTCAGTGCGAGTTTTAATTATTTAACCAAATCAGAATCTACTACAAAATCTAGATTTCAGGCTTCTAACCTATTAATGGAAAAAACTACAGGATATTTTAGATATGATCCTAAATTTTATTTTAAAGAAGAGTTTTATGATGAAGAATTTTTAGATCGTTTTATGGAATTAAAAAATTACGGAATGGATGAAATGGATGATAAGAAAAAAATTGATAATAAGTTTAAATTATTTGTTGATAGATATGGAACACATCTCATAGTAGACACAACAATAGGTAAAAAAGTTAGTTTATGGGATTCTATTCAAAGTGATAGTGAAGAGGAGAAAAATTTATTAGAAATAAAAGCATGTTTAAGTGTAAGTTATGGAGATTTTCAAACATGTGTAAAAAAATTAGTATGTAATGGAGAAAGTTATGAAAATTATGAAGATGATATAGATATAGATAAACATTTAAGAGATATAAAATGGCATGAACCACATAATTGGGATCCTATTCCTGTTCCAGGTACTGAAAATTTACCAAAAGATAGTGGAGGTGGAGATAGTAGTGGAGGTGGAGGTAGTAGTGGAGGTGGAGATAGTAGTGGAGGTGGAGGTAGTAGTGGAGGTGGAGATAGTAGTGGAGGTGGAGATAGTAGTGGAGGTGGAGATAGTAGTGGAGGTGGAGGTAGTAGTGGAGGTGGAGGTAGTAGTGGAGGTGGAGGTAGTAGTGGAGGTGGAGGTAGTAGTGGAGGTGGAGGTAGTAGCAATTGTAATTGGGTTGATTCTTGTCCATCTGGACAATTTTGTAGTGTACAAGATGAAAGAAAAACAGATGATACAACAGGTTTAGAGGGTGGACAATTAAAAGGTAAATGTGTAGATCCAAATGGTAAAGGATTTTCAGCGGGAATGGAAGTATGTGGATCTCATACTGCCTCAGATTATACAAAGGTGCAATCTCAAAAATATACTACTAACTTAATTGTAATCCCTGGAGATACAGAAGCTGCTGCAGAATTATCTGCAAGTAAACTAGATACTAACGCACCATCAAATAGTTTAAGTCCTCAATTAGTGGTTAAATTTTTATCAAGTACAGATAGATATGATGCTCCAATAAATCATGGAGTTATGTCATTGTGGGAAATAATATTGGGAATGTATAGTGGTGATATAAAACCAATACCATCAGGTAATTTTAAAATAGGAAAAATTCTTTCTGGATGTAAAAAAATAGTAAATCAAAATAAAAATGTTGAATATCTTCAAAATATTTTAGAAAAATTTAAAAATAAATTGAATCAAAATTATAAAACTATAATATGTTGTACTAATACAGATTTCATTACTGATTATTTAGAAGGAACAGGAGGAAAAAGAGTTAGTCTAGTAAGCTATCCTCCAGAAATAAACTTTATGGCAAAAATAGAGGAAGATTATTATATATATGATATTAACAAATTATTACCAAAAATTATTTTAACGGATCCTGAAGCTACAATAGAAGAATTTCCAAATGCACTAGTTAAGGGTAAAAAATTAATCATTAAGATTTCTAAAAACTTAGATAATATTAAAGTAAATCTTATAGATGATGAAAATAAAGATGGAAACAGTGAATTCGTTATATTAGAAACAAAAAAAATAGGTGATTCTTTTATAGATAATGGATATCTGAATTTTAAAATAACATTTATTGCTAAATGTGAAGATTATAGTATTGATTTACAAGGTATTGAATTTGCATTTAAAAATGTATTAAAAATTGATTTTTATAATAATGATGGTATAGAAAATTCTATAATAAAATTTAAACTTCCATGTATTGAAAATTATGGAATTAATGGACGTAGTGTATCAGAATATAATATATGTGAACGTGTAGGAAATGAATATGAAATAAAAGGTAATAAATGTTATGATTATATATATTTTGATAGTCAATCAAATAAAAATGTAATTGAAATATGTGTACCAAATTCTTCTGTTATTAAATATTATAATCCCGAAGATATGAAAATAGCTGCATCCCGTTTAAGGGAATATTATGTATATAATAGTGTATGTCCTGATTTATTAAAAGTTAAATATCCAACTACAAACGATTTTGGAGGGGTTGATAGTCACGGTACCGATATATCAGGCGCATCATTATTATTTAAATGTGATGGAGCGGTTGGAAGTGTACTTGATGGTAGCGATGATTATATAACTGGTATTGCGGCAAATTGGGATTCAAATATTACTGATAGAATTAAATTTAGATGTAAATCCGGAAAAGAATCAGAATGGAGTCCTGGTGATTGGGGAGATTGGTACAGTCAGGGTTGGCCAATAAATTTTCCGTATGGAATTAATAAGATTACATTTTCAAAACTTAATAATGACCCATATTATTGGAGAGGTTTGAATTCTAATGGTTATGATAACTTTTCTAGAAATAATTTATCTACATCAGCTGTTATTGGTGGTGGATGGGGAGATCTTTCACCAGATTCAAAAACTGTTACTTGTCCAGATGGAATGATTCTCAAAGAGGTCGGTGTTGCAAATCAATTGGGTTCAATAGCAGGATTTGCTGGGAAATGTGTAGCTATAAAACCATGCAGTGAAGATGGCGGTATTTGTTGTGATAAATCTACGTAATTTATTAGAAATTAATATATATAATTTATAGATTATATGATGATTTCGTAAAACATATAGTAGATATATTAAAAGAATATATACATATTGATGCTATAAAATTAGAAAATAAAAGTTTAGTATTAAAATAACTTTATTTTTATTTTTTAAAAAATAAAAATATTGCATTTAAATAAAATGGGAATTGGAAAAAGTAAAATTAAAACTGACAGAGAACTTGAAAAAAATAGAAATAATGAAATTTCTGAAAAAATTCAGAAAAAGGTGACATTTGAATTACCTAGTAATGAAATATCAGTAGAAAATATTGATAAATTTATTGATGAATTATTAAATGATAAAAATGTGAATATCAAATATATACCTGACAAAGCAGAAAAAGAAATATATAAAAATGTATTTTTACTCCTTATAAGAGTTATAGATCATACTATAAAATCGTCTAAAATAGAATTTTTGGGTCATGAAATTACATTAACTTTAAAACCATCAAAAAAATAAATTGAAAATAAATTTTTATAAATTATTTATATTATAAATATGAAATTATGTCAAAAAATTAATTGTAATAATTTTTCTATACCAAGAGGAAAATATTGCGAAATTCATAGAATAAAAAAGAAAACTAATAACTTGAATATTATAAATACAAATATAAATTTTAACACTAATTTAGAAAATCAAGAAGTTAAAGAAAATACAAGTGAAATATTAAAAAAACAGAATGAAGATTACAATTTTTTTATGCAGGAAGACATTAAAAGAATTTGTGAATTAAATGAAGAAAAAGAATTAAACAATATTTTAGAATTATCTAAACAAACTTTTATAAATGATATAAAAAATAAAATATTAGAAGAGCCTAAATCTTTAAAAAATATTTATAACGTAAAATTTAAATTATCATCTGGTCTCACTTTACAAAGAAAATTTCCTGATAATACTAAATTTATAGATTTAAGAAATTTTTTAAATTACTATTTTTATGAAAACAAAATTAATATTATTAACTATAATTTAGTATTATTTCCGAATAAATTATTTACTATTGAAAATAATGATGATTTATTATATAAATATGATATACAAAATACTATAACTTTTTATATACAAGATTGTGATTCTTAATTAAAATTGAATTTTTTTTAAAATTTATTAAAAAAAATATAAGATGACTTCAATTATAAAGCTACAAAAAAAAATAAGTATTGAGTCTCAATACTTAGACTCAAATATTAAAGAAAATATTTTAAAAAAATTAAAAAATATTACAAATAATGAATGTAGCAAGGAATATGGTTATTATATAAATATAAATAAAATAAATAAGATATTAGACAACTATATATCTTCTAACTGTGAAAATATTTTTTTAGTAGAATTTGAAGCTGAGATATTAAAACCTGAAATTGACAAAAAATATGAAGGTAAAGTTTGTATGTTATTTGGAGGAGGTATTTTTTTGAATGTATTAAATAGATTAAAAATTCTTATACCTTTATCAACTATTATTGATTATGAATATAATCAAATAAAAAATAATTTTACAAATAAAAAGAATGGGAAAGTTATTAATTTAAATGACGATTTAAAAGTAGTTATATCTGGTACAAAATATTCTAAACAAAATTTTAGTTGTTTTGGTAAATTATTAGAAAATTAATTTTAAACTATATATAGTTTAAAATAAATATATTTAAAGATTTAAATTAGAAAATTAAATGTCTGAACTACAAGTTTTATCAGAATTTAAAAATGGACTTATTTCATTTTTTGATGAATTAATTGATCAATTTCCATATGAAGGAGATCTTATCATGATTAGAATTTTTTTAAAAGATCAAATACCAATTGAAGATGTAATGAATATTTTTAATAATTCAATTAATAAAGATAATGGAAAATTAAAAGAAATGATTAAAAAGAGAAACGAAATTTTCTTTTTAGAAAATAACATTTTTGATGCATTTTCGAAAAATAAAGTTATGCATTTTAAAAAATTATGGAGATCTGGTAGTTTAGATGATGATGATAAAAAAGTTATTTGGAAATGGATTGATTCATTTGTATACTTAGGTGATAAATATATTAAAATTAAGAGTTCAGTATAAAATATTAAAAAATAATATTTTTTAATATTTATAATAAAATGACAATAAAGGATTCGTCAAAAATAATATTATATATTTTGTCTATTTTATGTATAATATCTATTATTTTATCTATTATTAATATTTTCAGAAAACCAAAATGTCCTGATTTTTGTAAATTACCAGATTCTGAAACTCAAAAATTAGATGGAAAATTAAATAATTTTCAGTCATTTATTAATGAAAATAAAGATAATATAGATAAGGATTTACAAGAACATAAAAATAGTGTAGAACAAAAAATACAAGAACAATCTGTTATTCAAAATGATATAAAAAAATCTTTAGAAAATTATATAACTATAGATTCATTAAATGAAAGAAATTATTTATCAAGTACTTCAATACCTAATTTAGAAAATTTACAAAATTATACAACTACAAAAGTTTTAGATGAAAAATTTTTACAGATTGATAATAATTTAAAAAGTTATTCATTAACAGCAGATGTAGAATCCAAATTTTCTACAGTAAATAGAGATATTGAAGGTATTAAATCACAATATTCATTAACAACAGATGTAGATTCCAAATTTTCTACAGTAAATAAAGATATTGGAGATATTAAATCGCAATATTCTTCTATAACAACAGATGTAGATTCCAAATTTTCTACAGTAAATAAAGATATTGAAGGTATTAAATCACAATATTCATTAACAACAGATGTAGATTCCAAATTTTCTACAGTAAATAAAGATATTGAAGGTATTAAATCACAATATTCATTAACAACAGATGTAGATTCCAAATTTTCTACAGTAAATAAAGATATTGGAGATATTAAATCGCAATATTCTTCTATAACATCAGATGTAGATTCCAAATTTTCTACAGTAAATAAAGATATTGGAGATATTAGATCACAATATTCTTCTATAACATCAGATGTAGATTCCAAATTTTCTACAGTAAATAGAGATATTGGAGATATTAAGATTAAATTTAACGATTATTATACAAAATCTCAGATAGATCCTAAGTTTGATATTGTACATAGTAAAATTATAAATAGTGTAGATCAATTTAAGCAAAATCTTGATTCACTTATAATTAACAAAATTAATCCAGTAAATACAGATATTAGAGATATTAATTCTAAATTTGCTGTAGTAAATCAAGGTATTGTAGGTATTGACACTAAATTTAACGATTACTATACAAAATCTCAGATAGATCCTAAGTTTAACGATTACTATACAAAATCTCAGATAGATCCTAAATTTAACGATTACTATACAAAATCTCAGATAGATCCTAAATTTAATAATTACTATACAAAATCTGAGATAGATCCTAAATTTAATAATTACTATACAAAATCTGAGATAGATCCTAAATTTAATAATTACTATACAAAATCTGAGATAGATCCTAAATTTAATGATAATAAAATTCAT